GTCTTCACCGTCTCCCGGCTGCCGAGGTCGTCCGAATACCGGCCTTCCCAGTGGAAGCTCGGCCCCGCCACCCGTTCGACGCCGTCCGTGTCGATGCGTCGCTCTCGGAATCCGGCGAGGGTCTTCTCGGGGTAGTCCTCGCCGACGACGCCGACGAGGCGGCTCCGCCCGAACAACGACGCGGAGAGCGCGGCGTAGGTTCCGGATCCGCCGAGCACCCGGGGGAAGCTGCCGAAGGGGTTGTGGAGGGTGTCGAAGGCGACGGATCCGACGATCAGGACGGGCTCGGAGCTCATGAAACGTGTTTGCCGATCAGGGGTTCGAGTTTGGCCCGGGCCTCCGGGGTGATCGCCGACGGCGGGGTCAGGATCGCGTGGGCCAGGGCGTTTCGCGCCGGGCTGCCCTCCGGGTCCGGGATCCGGGGCACCAGCGCTCGGAGAAGCGACTGGGCGTTGTACAACTGTACCGCAGTGGGCTGTACTAACGCAGGAATTGAACAACTCGGCGGCAGCAGCAACGCTAAAGTAATCAACTGTCTTTCAGCCGACAATGGCACTGATTTTTCAATGGGTGACACGACGCACATAGTACAATACTGTGCGTCCAGCGACGCAACCGCTGACGATACCGATACAACCGGCAACCGCATCAACCAGACCTTCACCTTCGTCGACGCCGCCAACGACGATTACCACCTTGATAGCGCGGACGCCGGCGCCAAGGGGTTCGGCACCGACCTGAGCGCTGACGCGGACTATCCTTTCGACTGGGATGTTGATGGCGACACCCGTGGGACGACGTGGGACATCGGCTTTGACCAGATCACAGGAGTGGGCGGAGGCGGGGTGACTGTTTCTCCAACAGATTTGGCACAAGCACAACCACTAGACACAGCAGGTATCACACAAAACCATGTGCTAGTACCTGCAAATGCCTCACAGGCACAACTGCTTGATATTGTATCGATACTACAAAACCATGTTTTGTCCCCAGCAGATGCTGCACAAGCACAACCACTAGACACAGCAGGCATCACACAGCTACACAACCTGTCCCCAGCAGATGCTGCACAAGCACAAGCTGTGGACACAGCAGGCATCACACAGCTACACAACCTGTCCCCAGCAGATGCTGCACAAGCACAAGCTGTGGACACAGCAGGCATCACACAGCTACACAACCTGTCCCCAGCAGATGCTGCACAAGCACAAGCTGTGGACACAGCAGGCATCACACAGAACCATGCATTAACACCTGCTGAGCTTGTGCAGAGTGTATTGTTGTCTGCTACAACAATATCCTCTGGCCTCACGCTAACACCATCAGACCTCGCACAAGCACAGACATTGAGTGCGGGGGTGGTCGCGCAAAATCACATCTTGGACGCGGTAGACCTAGTACAACCTCAACTGCTGGGCACACTGACAATTACGCAAGTACATGCGTTGTCGGCAGACAGCCTGATGCAAGCGGTATTACTAGATGTAACCTCGTTAGTAATAGGTGGTATTACATTCGTACCAGATGACCTAGCCCAAGCACAGAGGATAGATGAGGCGGCCATTACCCAGCTTCATGTTTTGTCCCCAGGGGCGCTTGACCAAGCGATTACTATTGATGCTGCTACAGTAGTACAAGATTATGTGTTAACAATCAATGAGTTAGCACAGTCACAATCGATTGACCCAACTAACCTAACACAAGTACATGTGTTGGCCCCCGCAGAGTTGGTACAAGCGCAAGTCATTGATGCGCTTACTATTTTGCAGAATCAGTTATTGGCAGCAGATGCGTTAACCATTGCCCTGCCGTTAGACCAAGCATCTATATCTACAGACTCTGTTAACCTAAGCGCAAACAGTTTGTTGCTGTCTATGACTGTAGATGCAGCAGGCATCACACAGCTACACAACCTGTCCCCAGCAGATGCTGCACAAGCACAAGCTGTGGACACAGCAGGCATCACACAGCTACACAACCTGTCCCCAGCAGATGCTGCACAAGCACAAGCTGTGGACACAGCAGGCATCACACAGAACCATGCATTAACACCTGCTGAGCTTGTGCAGAGTGTGGCATTGGCTGGTGGGGCTATAACGCTTAATTTTATCCTGTCCCCGGATGAATTGCTGCAGTTGCAGGCTTTAGCTCCATCCGGTATTAGTGCCATTGACTACATTTTGTCGCCAACTGACTTGCTGCAGGCTCAATTGGCGGATGAAACAGCACTCACACAGACACAGTTGCTAGCAGCCAGCGCCCTGACGCTGAGTGTTGTATTAGACGCCTCTGGTGTCACTGAGGTGAGCGATGCAGCCCCCACAGGCCGCACCATTAAAATCGGCGCAAGAGGGAAAACCATTGCGATTAGCGGCGATGGGCGTACAATTACTATCGGACCCGAACAACCTGCTTCTTGATCAAGAGGTTTTTGCCATGGCAAAATTTGTAAATGATAACAACATGGATGAGTTGTTAAACAGAGTTAAGAACAACGCTATTCGCATTGTTCTATGCAATGGCCAACCGGCCAACTACAACGAAGCGCAGACCAACAAGGGCTCGACTGTAGCCGGTGGTGGCACAGCCCGCAGGCTTGGGCAGAAGACTATTAGCTCTACTACGTTTACTGGCCCCGCAAACGGGGATACCAGTGGGCGTAAAGTGACTAAAGACCAAGAGACCAGCCTGAGCATTGACGTGACCAGCACAGGCGCTAACCACGTCGCTCTTGTAACCTCATCTACACACTCGACCTCGATTGGTAACGAGCTTATGCTTGTTACAACTATTAGCTCCCCGCAGGATGTTACTTCTGGTAATACCGCAACAATCAATGCGTTTGACCTAGAAGTCAACGACCCGAGCTAATAGGAGGGGTAGTGTAGTGGTGCTGTGCCCTGAGCATTATCGGGGCTATGCCCCTTGGGGCACTTTTTGTCATTCGTAAGCGGAGCGTGAATATGATTTACCGGATAGAGATAAAAGTGTCTGGCGTTTTGCGGGTAGAGGCGGAAAGTCCGGAAGAGGCAGAGCGTATGGCGCGGTCAGCCATACCTACAATGCATGGCAAGCATTTATTCGGTCCAAAAGTAGAGGCGAAGTGTGTTGGTAAAGTAGAAGATCACAACCTAACCCCGAATGGGGTTACACAGGTTATGAGGAATAAGCTGCATTGATCTTCATAAAAGCACCGTCAGCCGTACTTGATTACACCGTTAATTGGGATGACGGCTACCTAGAGTCCGGAGAGACTGTGTCCACCAGTTCTTGGGCCGTGCAGCCGGATGTGTCTGGTGGTGTGGAAATAGACAGCGATGCACAAACAAGCACTACGGCAACGGCTACAATATCTGGTGGGCGACATGGCAAGCTCTACAGATTGCGCAACACGGTAATAACCAATAATAGCCGCACAGATGTACGTACAGTGTACGTACTGGTGTGGGAGCCGCGCTAATGTCAATTACTGTTAACACATCTGCGCCACACCGGGAGCTGACACTAATAGAGGTGGTCAAGTCAGAGCTGGGTATTACGGGTAGTTCCCATGATGGACTGCTGGCTAATTATATCAAACGCGCCAGTGATTTTATTGTGTCGCACACAGGGCGGGAGTTCGTCAGGGAGACGGTGACGGAGCTGCTGCCCGCAAAAGGTAGTCGGTTTATGACCCTGAGCCGACGCCCCATTGTATCCATCACGCAGGTAAAACTCGATGGTTCCACAATAAGCTCAACAACTTACAGCATAGATGACGCCAATGCCGGTATAGTTTTTAGAGAAGACCGGTGGACTAACACAGGCATCACCACCAGTTTCATCACAACCCGCCCCTCGGGTGACGGGCGTAGAGATTGGTCTATAAAATATGTAGCGGGGTACATTACCCCAGGGTCTACGGAGGGTGAGAGTAACTTACCATCTGACATAGAGTTTGCCTGTGCAGAGATAGTCAAAGCGTGGTACCTGTCTCGCACAGAAAATGCAAACATCAAGCGGCAACGTGTAGGTGACGCCTCAGAGGAGAAATTCGATATAACAGAATCTAGAGGTATACCACCAATTGCTTTGTCTGTCTTGGATAAATGGCGTAGTGTTGATTTGACTTAACCCACACCTGCCACATGTTGGTTTGACTTAACTCCAGCGGAGGGGATACCCAGTGCTGAATACCAAAGACTCCTGTTACTTAGTAGCCGAGATTGGCATAAACCATAACGGCAGTATCCACACAGCAAAACAACTGATAAAAACTGCAAAAGAAGCGGGCTTTGACTGTGTTAAATTCCAAAAGCGCACTTTGGACGTGGTTTACACAAGCGAGGCCCTAGCGGCGCCCCGAGAATCCCCATTTGGAACTACTAACGGAGATCTAAAGCGGGCGCTAGAGTTCTCTTATGACCAATATGTGGAGTTGGACCAATATTGCCTGGAATTAGGCATAGATTGGACGGCGTCACCGTGGGATGAGCAGTCGGCTGAGTTTATATCTAGCTTTGATGTGCCGCACATCAAGGTGGCCAGTGCTTGCATCACAGACAAGGCGCTCCTAACCTCTACCGCCAAGCTTGGCGTACCACTGTGGCTCTCAACCGGCATGTCTGACTTGGATACAATAATAAAAGCAGTCAGAGCAGTGGAGGAGAGTGGTGGCGAGGTTGGTATGTTGTACCACTGCAATAGCACCTATCCGTGTGAGGTCCGTAACCTTGGTTTGCTTGGAATTCATACACTTAATGCAGTATTCCCGCATATAAAGATTGGGTATAGCGGGCACGAGACTGGTGTGACCACCTCCGTCATGGCCGCTGTATTAGGGGTGTTTGCCATAGAGCGGCATGTGACGCTGAATCGAGCTATGTACGGGAGTGACCAGGCGGCGTCATTAGAGCCACCGGGCATGCGTAGGTTGGTGCGGGATGTACGTACCTGGGAGTTGGCACGGGGGGATGGGAAAATTGGTATATACGAAGAAGAAGTGCCAATAAAGAACAAACTGCGGCGTGTTGATACGCTGTAGCCAGTGGTTACCGCGATAATCCCAGCACGAGGGAACTCTAAGGGTATTACCCGCAAAAACATGTTCCCGCTTGGTGGACGCCCACTAATCGATTGGACAATTAAGTGTGCACAAAACGCCAATATAGACCGGGTGGTTGTATCCACGGAGGACTATGAAATTGGCCAGCATTGTGCTGATTTGGGGTGTGTTGTGGTTAAGCGGCCTGTGGCGTTGTCAGCAGACAATGTACATGCAATCTACGTGGTGTTACATGCTATTGAGTACTTGGAGTTGGATAGGCAAGAATTGGTGCTAATGCTGTTACCCACATCTCCCCTCCGGGTGCCCAGTGATGTTAATACCACCATACAGTTGCTCGCCAGACACCCTAGTCCAGCGAGTGTTATTGGGGTGGAGTGTGTAGGGCATGAATTAAACTTGGTGCGGATGAAGCGTGGCAGTTTACACCGTGTATTCGATGTAACTGACGCAAACAACAAGCAGAGGCAAAACGCGAGCCCCGTCTACAAAACAAATGGCGCAATATTTGCTGCACATTGTCATACATTGTTATCAAACAAGTCTTTCTACACAACCTTCTCCATACCATACCTTATGCCCGCGTGCCGCTCAGTTGAGGTGGACACAATAGATGACCTGCGGCTAGCCGAGGCTTTGTTGTGAAGACGATATATGTATGGGGCGGCTGGTCACGAAACTTTGGTGACTTGGCAATGTATTCAGCTCAAACCCGCCTTTTACAACAACAAAGCACAGAGCCGCTCCGGTTTATACCAATTAACTCTGATGTCGATGAGGCAACCGGAGTGGTGCCTTATATATCGCAAACCATGGTCAACACCATAAATACTGGTGATATGCTCCTAATTGGTGCTGGGGGTCAGCTAATGCCCCGTAAGGTTGATGGGGTAAAAAACTTCTCCGGCCATCAAATAAATATACCTAAGCGGCTGATTAAAAAGATAAAAGTACCAATTGTTATTTATGGTGTTGGCCTGAATATTTACTGGCATGGAGTAGATGGTTCAATAGATTGTAGTGCAATAGACCATTTCCGTGAGCTTTGTGATGCTGCAGCTTTGGTGTCTGTTAGAGATGGTTTGTCTGCTAGGTTGTTGAATTATATGGCGGTTGACGTTGTAGACCAAATTCCAGACCCAGCCTTTTTCTGCGAACATGAGAATGGGGCGTCTTGTTTAGACACAGCGGAGGTGGACTATCCAATTATCGGAATAAATTGGGCAGGAGACCGACAGAGGTTGCGTCTCGGCAGCCTTGACAGTCGTAATACGCTGTTACAAACAGCGTGGCAATTGCAGCGTGTGCTGCGGGAGGTTGGCGGAGGTGACATAGTACACATACCCCATGTGTCACGGTATGACATGGAGTCTTTATGGCAGTTGCGGGAGGTGTTAGAGGACCGTGTTATATCTATAAGCGAAGTAGCCCCATCCCTTTACCCAGAGCAGCTATGGGGTGTACCAGAACTGGTGCGTTGTTACGCCATTATGGGTGTAGTAGTTGCCACTCGCTGGCATGCTCATGTAATCCCCTATGGTCAGGGTGTGCCCATAGTATCGTTGGGAGATACATACAAAAACGATGCTTTTACCCAAGACCACCCAGAAGTTCCGCAATGTCTGTATGACGCGGATGGGTTATCGTCTGCTATACTGACCGCGCTAAAAACGCGATCTGCTTTCCGACAGATGGCTAAACTAAAATTGGCAAACATGCGGCAAGTCATTGATGCGTTTAACAGAAAAGTGGTTGATATATTAAATGGTTAGTTTAAGCACGCCGGGTAGAACTTGTGTTGGTTCCCTGACAACAAGGGCGGGTGATGGTGACCGCCTATCCCAGGCGGTCAGAGAGCGGTTAGAGGCGTTAGATTCTACCCAGGGCGTGGACCGTGCTTTTTCCCACCAGCCGGTGATAGAGAGAACCTCTATATTCGACAAGGTTGTGAGTAAGCATATAGAAGAAAACCCTAATGCCATAATCCTAAATGCTGGCTGTGGCATGTGCGTCCGGTTTTTTAGACTAAAGCCCCCACCTACAGTGACTTGGATAGACGCAGATTTAGCCCCTGTTATAGAGTTAAAAAAACAGGTTTTATCTGGACTGTGGGAGTTGCCTGCTAACTATACATTAGATGTGCTGGACCTGATACAGACTATCCCAGTCGAAAAAACCCCATATACCCTTATGGTGTTGGAGGGTGTTTTGTCGTACATACCAGAAGCGCGGGCACACAATGTTGTGCAAGGGCACGTAGTTTTTGATGTATTATGGCATACCAGGAAATCGCTAGGCAGCGACCAAAAATGGAAATATAAAGAGGGGCAGTGGGACTTAAATGTGTTAGAAATGCATTACTATGATATGGGTGAGCACCGTGGGGCAGTGATTATGGAGGTTGATGATGGCCGCATGGCCACACCATAACCTGCGCCAGAAAATAACCTACTGGGCGCCGGGTACACCTGACGGGTTTGGCGGGCGCTCTTATGTTGCCCCCGCTTCGCTGACGGCTCGGTGGGAAGACCGTGTTAATTTATTTGTTGATAACTCGGGTAACGAGAGTGTATCAGATGCTGTTGTATATTTAGGCTCTGCTGTTGTAGTCAAAGGCTATTTATACAATGGGGTATCTACCTCCACTGCCCCGCCAGATGGAGCGCGTGAGATAAAACGGGTGGATAAAACACCCACATTGAATGCACAATATGCATTGTGGAAGGTATTTTTGTAATGCCCATTATACGTAAAAAGATCCGCATTAAGGACGCGGCCGATGGAGAGCAGGGAATAAAAGCCATTATGGAGGGCTTAAATAGCTTTTTCCGCGATGTGGATGACATAACAGAGGAGTTGGCGGTAAAGGCTGCTAGGCTTGTTATCACCGAAGCGGATGTACTTGTACCACGAGATACGAACGCCTTGGCGGAGAGTTGGGATGCCCGTGCAGTGCCGCTAAGCCGTGGTGGGTGGAAAGGGGTGGCCAGCTACGGAGGACCTACCCGCACAGGGCCGACGAGGAATGCGCCTGAGGGTATTGTGGACTATGCGGTTATAGTGCACGAGGATTTGTCTGTAGAGCACGTAATCGGTGAGGCTAAATATTTGGAGAAGGGGGCGGAGGCTGCAAAACCAGAGATTGACGCCCTGTTTAAGAATGAATTAAAGAAATTGGTGCGATGAGCTTAGCGGTAGATATAAAAGACCGGTTGGTGACAGATGGCATTGGTACATTTGCGGCGACTTCTGGGTGGGGTATTTACATCTCCCGCGAGCCGACTACCCCGGATACGTCTATTACCATATATGAGACTGGGTCTGTCACAGAGCCAAGTCCTAAATTCAAATTAGATTTCAATACCTTCCAAATACGTGTCCGGGGTGCCCGTAATGGGTATGCGGCCGCAGAGGCAAAGACTGCAGCCATAAAAGCCGCCCTATTGGGCCTTGGTGGGGTAACGCTGAACAGCACAAAATATGTAGGTATTTGGATGGTTACGGACATACTATTCCTCAAGTACGATGAGGGAGAGCGGCCTATTTTTGTGACCAACTGGCGTGTGGCCCGAGAGCCATCCAGCAGTGATAATAGAACCGCGCTATAATTAATAACAGAGGATCAAACAATGGTAGAGGGTGACTGGTTAGGTGAATACCTTAATCGCTTGCGACAGTCTCAGTTCTACGGTAAGATTATCATTGAGATCAAAGAAGGCTCTGTAGTCCTTGTACGCAAAGAGGAGACTATAAAGCCACCCCCGGCTGCGGAGTACCCGAACCGGATTAAAGTAAAGTAGAGGGTATATGGTATGAGTGTTGCTGGCTTTAACAAAAAGGTTCAGGTGAAGACCACAGGCGCCTCTGTGTACAACAATGTACCGGGTAACAATGCGTCGCTGAACTTCGCTGGCGAAATGTTGGACGACACAACGTTCAACTCCACCGGCTTGCGCAGCAGAATACGTGGTCTGAAAGATTTTAGTATATCAGTCACAGCCATTTACAGCACCACAGACACCGCTCTTAACACGATCCGTGACGCCCTGTTTAACGATACGACGTTGAACATGAAATATTTGCCAAACGGCACAAAGGGTTTTTCGGGCAACGTAAAAGTGGAGTCTTTTAGCCTGTCGGGTGATGTGGGTGGCTTGGAGACTATAGATATATCGCTACAAGCAGACGGCGCGCTCTCGACTGCTTAACCTAGAATAAGCAGGAGGTAGACCGATATGGGTCTAGCGTCGTTTAGAACCAAGGTGAAGTTAAGTGGCACTGCCACCGCAATGACTTCACAGGCGATGTCAACACATAGTACGGTGGCCAACACCTACCGTATTAATTCCACAGCCAGACGGGTGTGGAATCCGGCTGCGAGTTTGACGTTCTACGAAAATAGCGGCACAACAGGGGTGGCCGCTGTGTCTGCTGGTGATATCAGCAACATTAACCGGTTGTTTGGCACGGTTACCTTCGCAACCACGAAGGCAGGTAATGTTAGTGTGAGTGGTCAGTACTTGCCGCTAGCCTCTCTTGCGGGGGCAAATAATTACACACTGAACATTACACGCGAGCAGTTGGATGATACGGCATTTGAATCAACTGGCTTGCGTAGTCGTACATCAGGGCTGTTGGACGCCGCTCTGTCTGTGTCGCGCTGGGATAATGTTGACTTAAACATCCACACGGCCCTGAGTAATGACACAAGAGTTGTATTAGAGGTGGCGCCGGGTGGCAGTACAGTGACAGTGGCTCGTGGCTTCTTTAAAGTAGAAAGTGAGGGTCACTCTGGTGATGTCGGCTCTCTGGAATCGGCCGAGGGCTCTTTTGTGCTGGATGGGTCATCTGAGGGTGCTATTACATTCGGCACACCATAATACAACCTAGTCTGTAAGAGGAAGAACCTATGACTACTGAACAAGCAAGCAACAACACAGTTTCCAACCGGGATAAAATCCGTGCTGCAACACTAGGCCGGTCACCACAGTTTCGCCGGAAAATCATTAAGTATTCTCCGCCAAAATACAAAGAAGTGAAAGATAGTGATGGCAACGTGGTCGCGCTAGAATTGGTTGGGTTTGACGATAAAAACCCAATTGAAGTGGAGGTCCGTCAACCAACGGTCAAACAACGCAACGACTTGCTAACCAAATGCCGGCGTGCAGATGGCAGTGGTGTGGATGAAATGGAATTTATCTTGCAGTGCGCCATCCGCTTTGTCTATGACCCGGTTAGTGGGGAGCGCATCTATGATGAGAAAGACTACGACGCCCTAATCTCGCAGCCAGCGGGTGATTTTGTGGACCAGTTTGGTGGAGAGGCCATTGAGTTGTTGTCTCTTGGCAACCCGGAAAAAAAATCAGCGAACTCAAGCAAGACAACTTCCGACAAGCAGTCCTAGCAATCGGGGAGAACATTCACAAATTTGCATGGGAGGTGGAGGAGTTTTGCCCCCCACACGAGTTTGATGATTGGCTTGCATGGTTTAAGATAAAGAGGGAAGAGGCTGATAGACAGTTAAAGGAAGCAAAAAGAGAGCAACAAGCGAAGCAAGCTGGATCTCGCCGCCTCGGTAGACCACGCTTAGCGAGGTAGTATATGGCTGTTACCACAATTGGCGAGCTTCAGTTTGTCATAGGCGCGGAGACCCGAAGCCTCCAAGCCGCACAGCGGGAGGTCAACAAAACAGTGCAAGCCTTGCGTCAGGTTACGGGCGCGAATGAGCAGTTCTCTAATGTAAACAAGAAGGTAGAGGCCCAAGTAGTAAAACAAACGCGGGCTATGCAGAGTGCGCGTGAGACGGTACTAAACCTGCGTACGCAACTACGCAACCTAAGCCGGGCAGGGGCAGATACCACCGCCTCTAGCCGCCAGTTAGCACGCGCATATGGCGAGCTCCGCCGCCAATTATCCAGCGGCTTGGTGTCACAAACACAGTTTAATAAATCAGTAGACACCTTCAACCGCACCGCTAACCGCACCCGCAGGGCGTTAAGTCAGGTAGCGCGGGGCGGGAAATTAGGGGCGGACGCTACAGGCGACCTCTCACAGCGCATGACAGACTTGTCGAAGTCTGTCCAGGTAGCCCTCGGCCCATTGTCGGGCGTCGCCTCTCGTATTACCGCCCTAACCTCCCTGGCTAACCGCAATACTGCTGCTATTGCTGGGCTAATTGGCGCGATGATTGGTTTTGGTGCCGCAGCCACGAAGTCTATTCGCGCTGGCCTTCAGTTTGAATCTGAAATGGCTGTTATAGAAAACCGGGTACGTACTTTAGGGGATAGCTTGGGGTTTACTGCGGAGCAGCTAGACGTAATAGCAAAACGGTTGGGTCGTGATACCCTTACCAATGCCAATGAAGCACGTAAAGCCATTGTTGCCCTGAGTACGGCTACGTCGCTTGGTGGGGATAACTTCAAGCAGGCCCTAATATTAAGTCAAGATTTGGCTGCCAGTGGTTTTGGTGACTTAATCTCTCAAGCCCGGCGTCTTGCACAGGTATTGGAGGATCCAAAAGAGGGGATGGATCGACTGCGCCGTGTCGGTGTTATTTTTAATGACCAGCAGCGAGAGATTATCCGCACCTTGGTAGAAACGGGTGATGTGGCAACTGCACAGCGTATTGTATTGGAGGAGCTTACTAAAAAGGTTGGGGGGAACGCCAAGGCGGCGGCACAGGGGTTGGCGGGGGCATGGGATACGCTTAAGGAGACGTTGACCGAGGCCTCAGAGCGGTCAGTTAAAGAATCCGGCGCGTTAGACAACCTGACAGAGGTTGTTAACCGGGTTACCCGTGCGGTGCGGGAACTTATTGAAACTAGCGACATTCTTCCGAAGTTTGGTAAGGCGGTAAATACCGTAGCAACCGGCTCGGCCAAAGTGGTAGCCGTGTTGATTGAGAATTTCGAACTGTTGGCCATAACACTGGCGACCACATTAGGAGCGCGCGTGTTGGGGCGGTTATTGCCTAGCCTGATTAGCTTGCGTGTAGGGTTGGAGGGTGTGCGGAAATCCCTGCTTGCTTTGTTAGCGATTAAGGGTCTTAAGCTAATTTTCGGTGCCAGCCCAATAGCTTTGATCGCAACTGTGGTGGGTTTGATTACGGGCTTGTTGGTGAAGCTAGATCTACTCGGCCCAACTATGCGTGCTGTGGGTGGGGTGTTTGAGCAGGTTTGGTTAAACATGAAAGCACCAATTGAGGGTGTAATTGACAAGGTAAAAGAGGTAACAGGCACCATAAAACTTATGGTGGGCGACCTGCTGGGTGGGCTTGTCAGCTTGGGCGGGAAAATTGGTAACAAAGTGTTGGATTTCCTTGGTCTCGACCCCGATAGGGCAAAGGAAGCTCTGGCGGCGTTTAGTGGTAAGGTTAAGGAGGGTATACCCAAAGCCTTGGGGGCGTTGGGAGATAAAACAGGCGTCTCTGCTTTGTTGTCCGCTGAGGTGGAGGGCGCGAAGCTGATATTTGAGGATGCTAGCGCCGCTTTGGCTGCTGCGGTGGAAAAGAAGGGCCTGACCATAAAAGAAATCTTTAGTGGCCTTTCTGGGGAAATAGACAATTTCGCTGAATCCGCCGGTAATACCCTAGCCCAACTAGAGTCGGACATTAACTCCATCCAATTCCCAGAGGCACTAAAGGAGGCTACGGTTGCACTTAAATCCGCCGCGCTGGAGGAGGCTGGCGTAGAGGAGTCCACAATTAAGTTGGCTGCCAGTGCCGGCATCCTTGACCGCGCATTCCGCGTGTCTGCAGATGGGGTTGAGATTCTCAACAACTCCTTGAAAGAGATAAACAACCGTAAGCGGGACGCGGAGCAGCTTAAAGAGATTTTCAAAATTATAGAGAAAGACCTCCCCGCCGATGCCGGTATCGTGCAGGTGCGCAAGGAAACGGAGCAGTTAATAGCCAATGCGAAGCGTTTGGCAAAAGAAATGCCAGAGATCTTTGGCCCCAAACTAGAGACAGCAATGAAGGCGATTGAGAACCGCCAGGACCAGCTCATTAGCAAGTTTGAGAAGCCAAAGCGTGATGCAGAGGAGATGGTTGAAAAGCTGAACGAGCAGGCGGAAGCTTTGGGCAAATCAGAACGTGAACTGTTTATTATCAACCAGTTGCTTAAGTTGGATAAGCAGGGCATGGAAGAGCTCGGTGTTGAGGCAGAGGAGATTGCACGCACATTTGAGAATGTGCGCCGGGCGGCGGGCAATGTTTTTGACCAACGCGAGGCAATAAAGCAGTTCAAGTCCAGCATGGGTGAAATTGCCAGTCTGGTAGACCGGTCGTTTGATCGCATTGGCGACCAGATTACGGAGATGTTTGTACGCGGTGAGGAGGCCGCTATAGATTTTGGCAACATTGTGCGCAGCGTTGTATCAGAGATTATTCAATTCTTCACACAACTGGCCATAATTAACCCAATAAAGAACTTGTTCTTGTCCAGCGTCCCTGGGGCTACACTGTCACCTACGCTATCAACTATAGGTCTTGCTGGTGCTGGTGTGGGCGCGGCTGCTGCCGGTGGTATAGGCACCGGCGGGCTGTTGCAAGGCGCTGGGCTAGTGAGTGGGCTAGTCAGTGGGTTCCAGTCACCGGGTCTTGGGTTGTTTGCCGCTAACTTGGGCAGCAAAGTAGGTCTCGGTGCAGTTGGGCAGGGTATTTTGGGGAATGCCTTTACAAACATTGGATTTGGTGGCTTAGGTACGCTGGCAGCGTCCCTCCTGGGCTTGGGCGGGGGGTTACCGTCCACCGTATTGGGTATAGGTGGCGGCTTGGCTGGCGGGGCTCTGGGCAGCTCATTAGGCGCTCTCGGTAGTATTGGCGGGCCTATAGGGGCAGTAGCGGGCGGTCTTTTGGGGTCTGTACTTGGCGGTTTGTTTGGCGGCAAGCCCTCACGGGAGATTGCTGGTGTCCAGTTTGAGCTAGGTAAGGGGGTAACTGCCACCGGCGGTAAAGGCGCTTCACCACAACAGTCAGCAGAGATAGCGAAGCAGTTATCTATTGCATTGCAACAATTCGCTGCTGCAGTGGGTGGTACAGCAAAGGGCGCATTTAGCATCCAGACATTTGGGAACGCAGATAAATTTAAGGGCAAATCACCATTTAGCCTTAACTTTGGATTCCAGTTTGAGTCAGCGCAAGACCTGTTGGCCGCCGCCCCACTTCAGTTGCTCAAAGACGGTAAAGTGGCGATTGCTGGCTTGGGTAAAGAGCTGACACGGGTACTGAAGTTGTCACTAGGCCGTGGTAATGACCTGAAGCAGGTTGCGGATGATATTGATTTTGCACGCAAAATACTGGGGCTGGCATCTACCGAGAACCTCTCGGCACTGCGGGAGTTGACAGCACAATTTGACGCTATGCGGGAGCGTGCCCTGTCGTTGGGTCTGTCTATTAAAGAGATCAATGAGGCGGAGCTGCGCGCACTGTCAGACCTTGAGAATCAAATACTTAACTCCTTATCCGCTATAGCGGACGAGGCACGCAAGTTATTGAATTTAGACGCGCTGTTTAATCTGCGTGACCAACTGTCCTTCGGCTCCCTATCCCCATTGGCGCCAATACCCAGGTTTGAGGCGGCAAAGTCCCGCTTTAATGAGGTTGCACAGGCTGCTCTGGCTGGAGATACACAAGCTATACGTGATTTCCCTGGCATTGCTCGAGAGGCTGTTGATATAGGTCGAGATACTTTTGCTAGTGGCCCTCAGTTTGCAGAATTTTTTGTTACGGCGAAGTCCACACTGGACCAACTCATTGGCCAACAGGAATCATTGGTTGGCATGATTGAGTTTGAGCTGGACACTACTATCAGACAGACAAGTGAGCAGCAGGTAGCGGCGCTGAAAGAGATGCAAACACAGCTTAGTGCCGACCTACAGGCAGTGCGTAGGGAGATCGCCAAACGGCGGTAATAGCCATGCTGGGTTATGGTGCGTTCTCTGAGCTGACATTCCTTGAGGTCCGGGTTGCAGACCAGTTCGCCCCAGGTGTGGCCGCCAAATTTAACGCCCTTATAATCAACCCAACAGCTAAACGGGAGTACTTGATACACATGCGCCCGTTTAAGCTAAACCCAGAAAATCCAACAACTTAGCAATGTTTGGTTACACAGCCTTCGCTGAACTACCGTTTTTAACGGTTAAGTCCTCTGACCAGTTGACAGAGGGTGTAGCTGATTTCTACTTCAGCCGATTTGGGTTTGTGACCAGCACTGGGGATAGCCCCAGCCGCACATTGTATGATCCCCGTGTATTGCAACCCCTGCAGTTTGATCGGTCGATCTTAAACAGTGGTCGCATTGGCGGGCTCACTATAGCTACTGGGGAGATCGTTTTAGCTAATGGTGACGGGGCACTGGATAGCTTTGCGGTATCTCACGCTTTTGACGGTCGTACAGTAACCGTGAAGTTAGGGTCAACTGATTTTGCTACCAGTGAGTTTGGTCAGGTGTTCAACGGCGTTATGCAAGACGTGGTGCTAGATGAAAACCGCGTAATAGTCAATATTAGGGATCGGTTACTTGACCTTGAGTTACCAATTCAGTCTGATTTCTACGAAGGTACCGGTGGAAATGAGGGTGGTGCAGACCTAAAGGGCAAGCCCAAGCCTATTGCTTACGGGAAGGTCAGAAATGTGCCGGCTGTGTTGGTAGACAAAACCAATTTGATTTACCAAGTACATGATGGGTCTGTACAGGACATCTCAGCCGTATATGACCGTGGGGTTAGTTTGAATGAGACTACTGCGGCACCGGGGTTGGGCGAGTACAAGCAAACCAGCACAGCCGGCACATTCCAGTTGGGCGGGGCGCCAGATGGGACCATAACAGCAGACGTGGAGGGAGATAATTCAACAGATTTTGCGGTCAAGACCGGGGAAATTGTCCAACGAATTTTACTTAACCGGGCCAGCATAGCCTCGTCGTTGATAGACACAACGGCGTTCACTAAGTTAAACACAGCCAGCACGGCCAAAATTGGTATTTGGATCGGGCCGGAGCAGCAATTAATGACAGATGTGGTGGACCGCCTGCTCTTCGGCATTGGTGCTTATGGGTATTTTACCCGCCTTGGGTTATTTACTGTTGGGGTGTTTGAGGATCCGAAAGCTGTTGGAGATGTAGTCAAACAGGCGTTTGGAGAGGTTGATATTATAGCAATACGCCGCGAGGCCTTGCCTGGGTTTGGCAACCCACCAATATGGCGAGCACAAGTGACATATAAAGTGAATTATATGGTACAAACTGACCTTGCGGGCGGATCCTCTGTCGGGCAGCAGGAGTTTGCAGTCGAGCCTTTCCGCTTGGCTGTAGCTACCGACTTGGCGGTCAAAAGCAGGTTTTCGTTGGCCGATGACCCAGAGCCTATAGCTGCACTATATGATAACTCCAGTGACGCGCAGAATGAGGCAACACGCATATTAAACCTGCATAAAACCCCACGGGCCTTGTTTGAGTTTGTCACAAAGACAAAAGCAACGAAAATGAAGATTGGCGATGTTATCTCAATAACCTACCCACGGTGGGAGCTTAAGAATGGGCAACTTGCGCGTATAATCGGTATAAGTGAGAACGCCGAGCGCAATGAGTTTGCCTTGACAGTGTTTGTATGAAAATAGCTTGGGTCAACCGGTTTGATGATGGTGCGGTAACGGCGGGATCCCGCGTGTCTAGCCTTCCACCAGAAAACCTCCAAAACCCGCACTTAGCGGTAAAATGGCATAGCGAGGGTGGTGTGAATAATACCCACGTTGTAGCCGACTTGGGCGCTAGCAGCACTGTCGATTGTGTAGCGGCAATAGGCGCGAATTTGACCGCTAGCGCCACCTTACGGGTCCGGGCCAGTGATACAGATAGTACTGGTGCGGATGGTGCTAAGTATGATAGCGGCGCATTAAATTCTGTAATATCAGACAGTTACAAAAACTTTTACCACTCCTTGTCATCAACAATCACCGCCAGGTATTGGCGTGTGGACTTCAACGACTCCACGCTGAATAACATACGTGTAGGACGCCTGTTTATAGGGCCAGCCTGGACGCCTACGAAAGAGATGTTGTTTGGCTGGGCCTTAACCTGGGCGGATAATAGCCGCAGGACAAAGAGCCGTGGTGGCCAGTCATACATAGATCTGGGACCGAGGTTTAGGATCCTAGATTTCACGCTGTCCTTCATGGGGCAGTCAGAGATGTACAACAACGCATTCGAGTTGGCGCGGCGCAACGGTACCAATGAGGATGTGTTGGTGATACCAGACGAGGACAGTAGTTTTCTGTCAGAGTTCTCCGTTTTTGGCTTAGTCTCTGGCGCCCTCCCCCTAACTCATGCTAACTTTAATGTCTACCGGCAACGGTACCGAATAGAAGAGAGGCTGTAATGTCGTTTGTACTAGCTAACCGCGTAAAAGAGACCTCCACAACTAACGGCACAGGCACACTAGACCTGGATGGTCCCGCAACCGGCTTCCAGTCCTTTGTTGCCGGCGTTGGGGATAACAACTCCACTGTCTACATGATTACTGATGGTACTGATTGGGAGGTTGGGCTAGGTACGGTTAGTGACGCGGCTACGGATACCTTAAGCCGTGACGTAATTTTTGCCTCCAGCAACAGCGATGCTGCAGTCAATTGGGCTGGTAGTACGACTAAGGATGTAATTTGTGGGTTTGGTGCTGACGGGTTTTTGCAAAACTTGGTTTTGTATAGCACCGATGCTGGCGCGAGTGCTGGGCCAGAGCTATTTATACGGCGCTCTAGTGCTAGTCCAGCAGCAAATGATGAGCTAGGTAAGCTTACATTCCATGGTCGTGATAGCGGCGGAGCGAATAACCCGTACGCAAGCCTTCTTGGCCACATTATTGACCCGACAAACGGGACAGAGGATGGCGCCCTAGAAATAAAGGGCATGATTGGTGGTGCAGATAGTACCCTACTGAAGTTGCAGGGTGCCCAATCCTACACGCTACGTAGCGTGCAGGTGTTTACCGGCAGCGGTACATGGACAAAACCGGCGGGGACAAACGCCGTACTCGTGCGCGTGGTGGGGGGCGGTGGTGCTGGCGGAGGCGCGGCGGCGACGGGTGCCGGCGCATCAGACGCCGGCGGGGGCGGCGGCGCTGGCGAATATGCCGAAAAATTTATCACCTCTGGTCTGGGTGCCACCGAAACCGTCACCATCGGGGCCGGTGGCACCGGTGTCAGCGGCGGCACCGGCGGTAACGGTGGCACGACCTCGTTCGGCTCGCATGTCACCGCTGCCGGAGGGAGCGGATCTGCCAATATCGGCGCGGGCGCGGGCCTGACCGCTGGCGGATTTGGTTCCGGGGGGACAGGCGGCTCTGGCGGAGATCTGCATGTCAAAGGGTCAGAGGGAACAGGCGCGTGGCGTGTCGGTAACTCGGTATCCGGTGCCGTCGTGCTCGGTTTCGGTGGCCACGGGGGTGCCTCGGCATTCGGGGCGGGCACGCGGGGGAAAATCGCGACGACCACAAGCGCGGGTTTGAGCGCGCAGCGCGGCGCAGGCGGCGGCGGTGCCGCCAATGGGGCCAGCCAGTCCGCTGTTGCGGGCGGTGACGGCGGCGACGGCGTTTGTATTGTCTACAATTTTAACTGACCGAGGCGACCATGAAAAAAGCTTTAATTAACCCAAACCTGGGCACAATACTAGAAGTAGTGGAGGTCGGTGAAGAATTCCCCTCACATAAAGACTTGTTATGGGTGGACGCGGATGACGCGACAACCCGGGATTGGGTATGGGATGGCACTACTTTGGCGGCACCAACTAAAGAGTCTATAACGGAGGTGCGTCGTAGCAAACGAGATGAGATTAATGATGCCCGCGCTGCAACAATACACACTGGAGTACAATGGAATGGGAATACTTGGGACACAGACCCGGTAGCGATAAGTAACGTTGTGGGAGCCGTGTCTTTTATTAAGTCAGCACCGGATATAGGCATTCCGTTACCAGCAACTATTGTATGGCGGACACAGGACGACATTGATGTTGAGCTGACACCACAGCAGGTAATAGAGCTGGGTGTGGCTGTATTCCAACATGTGGAGGCACAGTATAGAAAGTCGTTTACATTGAAGGACCAAATAGAGGCCGCTACTACGGTTGAGGATGTAAGGGCCGTCCGCTGGCAGTAACCCATGGGTGATGACAACACAAATGATCGCCGATGTAATGAATTTGGCCGCCGGTCTTACGATGACCTGCACAGGGCGGCGTGGGATTTGACGGAGCAGCTTAAGCAATTGAACGGTCAATTAACTACCATAATCCGCGTCATGCTGCTGCTTATTGGTGGCGGATTAGTTGCGCCGGAGTTTCTGCGTAAAGTACTCTCAATAACAGTGGGTGGGTAACACTATGCCCCCAACATCACACCACAAACGGATGCGACTAAAACCTAACGGCGCAGGCTCTACTTGCCCCGCAGCAGAGGAGCTTGCAGAGCAGTTAATCAATTTTGAGCGCATAGTCGAGCAGGGTATTGGCAGCCACACCCGCAGGATTACTGACCTGGAGGACAAGGAGCGCACACAAGACGCGCAAATAGAGGCCCTGCAAAAACAACAGGTTATCATGGAGGATATGTTAGGAGAGCTGAAAAAGATTACTGGTTTGTGGAAAGATTTCATTGACTCTGTTGGCGCTGCTGCCCGTTTGGCAGGTAGGGAATAATGAGCGAACTTTTTGACCGGGCCTTTGAGTGTATAATGAAGCATGAGGGTGGGTATGTAAATGACCCAAATGATCCAGGTGGTGCAACGAAGTTTGGTGTTTCTCTACGATTCCTAAAAGCAGTATCTGGGGCTGGGCTTGAAGATGCGGACATGTATGGCGACCTTGACGGCGACGGCGATGTAGATGCAGACGATATAACCCTGATAACAAAGGGGTTTGCAAAGGATGTGTATAGGAAGCACTGGTGGGATAAATGGGGCTATGACCGGTTGGCGGAATCACCCAATACAGCAATCAAACTTGTTGATTTGGCTGTGAATATGGGACAGCGCCGTGCAACCGCATGTCTGCAAAGGGCAATCCGCGCAGCGGCTGGTATATCTATAGTAGACGATGGAATTTTAGGCCCCATTACTATATCAATGATTAGGGGTAACAATGATGTGTTGGTCACATGTTGTACTATGAGTGAGGCTGCCGGGTACTACCGTAAACTTAACCGACGGAACTATGAAAGAGGATGGCTAAACAGAGCGTACAGCAGAGAAGGCTTAGACTTATAACAATAATAATCCTGTCCACATTTCTAACGGCGGCTCCCGCAACGGAGCCAATCATTAATGATTACTCCGGCGACACCGAACTGACAAAGGAGGGCAAACGCCGCCTCTCTTATGTCGGGCTTATACGCAAAGCAAAGACACCAAAAGATTGTAAATGGGTCTACAGACGCGCCCTCGCTTCTGGGTATAGGCGGGTACAAATGGAGTATGCACAAATTTACCGCACATGCATGTATTGGATCATAGAACAGTCAGTGCAGCGGCAATATCCGCTGCGCTCACAGCAGTAACCACGCTAGTCGGTGGCGCAACACTATACCCGCCAGAATACCCGGCTGTGGTCACTGAGGTTGTGGATGGCGACACAATTGGCGTGGAGGTGTATGTATGGCCAGAGGTTGTTGTACGTACACGAGTACGGGTGAGTGGTGTGGATACACCGGAGTTGCGTGCAAAATCGCAGTGTGAGCGGCTTATGGCAAGGCGTGCAAAAGACCTGACTACTGGATTTGTCGATAAAGATAGTAAAATGGTGACGCTCCACATACGAGGTAAGGATAAATACGGTAGAGTGTTGGCTACAGTATCCAACAGCTTGGGTGTGTTGTCAGAGTTTTTAACCACTACGATATACGGTCGTAGTTACGATGGAGGTAGTAGAGATGAAAGTTGGTGTGTGGATTAGCCTATTAGTTGCACTTGCGTTGTTGTCCGGGTGTGCAAGCACATCGGTTGATGACGTAAAGTCTGTAACAGATGCCGGTGTGACTAGCGTTAATGTCGGGCCAGAGGTTGCAGATGCAGATAGCGTAAATATGGGTACTAGATACCGCGCGGTGTTCGGTAAGGAGTATGGTAACTTTACCCTGACTGCTGAGTTTGATGAGCATGGCCGCCCCAAAAATCTGCAAGTAACAGCGGGTGATGTGGGGGCCTTTGTGGGCCAACAAGCGGCTGCTAACGCTATTGTGGCGGTGCAGCAAGAGTTGTCGGCTATGGGCGTAGAAATGACCAGTGATATTACTTCTGCGGTCGTAGAATCTGTACTGAAGGCTTTTGCGCCTCAAAATTGATGTGCTAGGCAGTCGCGACGGGCATGTTGTCTATGACCGGGGGGCTATAAGCACCGGGGATATATTGCTATTCAGTGGCAAGGGGCCGATTAGTCAGGGAATAAAACACGCCCAATCCTGGTTTAAACACCTCAACGCAACCATCGCTAAGTGGTCCCATGTGGGGGTAGCTGTTGTTGACAAGGAACTGGACCTGGTGTTGCTGTGGGAATCGACAACACTGGGATCTGCTAAAGACATAATCTCAGGCAAGACAACCAAGGGGGTACAACTTGTAAGCCTTACTGAGAGGTTGCGTACGTATGATGGTGAGGTGGGGTTGCGGACACTACAGGATGTAGCAATTGATTCCCGCCGCATCACCATCATGAACAATTTGCGGCAATCTTTTAGGGGGCGCCCATACGAGCAAAATAAAATAGAGTTGATTAGATCAGTATATGACGGGGCTTTTGGTGATAATAAGCGGGATGTAAGCTCTTTATTTTGCAGCGAGCTTGTAGCGGAATTGTATATTGCATGGGGTTTATTACTTCGGACCCCGCCCAGCAATGAATACACGCCAGCAGATTTTGCTGTGTTAAGCACAGTAGAGGGTCAGCTATCAGAGGTAAAACCCTTAATGTATGGCGGTATAAAATAGGAGCTGTGTTATGCCAACACCTAAGTTGGGTTATGAGCACGCAAAGCAAGCTGTAGACGAAGTCAATACGGTGCTAGCAGATGGGTTTCGGTTAGACGGCGGTGGTAGATCGGCCGTTAGAGAGGCGGCCAAACGACTAAACTTAACGTCTGGTACGATGTATACGCGACTTCGTCGGGCTAAGGAGCTGTACCAACTGGAGCCGGACTACACGCTACAGGAAGCGGTGGTGGAATCCAGCCGCACCGATGGTAAAAACAGAACAGCATTTGAGCTGGACAAATTAGAGGAATCTTACCGGGCTATAAGAGAGGTACATCGGCTACGGGCTGCAAACAAAACACTGACCGCGCAGCTTAGGGAAGCAATAAAACGACAACAAGACTCTGACGATATAAAACAAGTAGCCTTTGGAATCAACGACTTAAACCCCGACCCACCAGATTGGGTGGTGGCCAAACCTAGTTTAGGGGGTAAACACTACAAGCAGGAAATGCCTATTTTGTTTACCAGTGATTTCCAATGGGGAGAGCGTGTGGAGCCAAGCGAGGTTGACTACCTAAATGAATATAATGCGGAGGTTGCCCGTGACAGGTACCGTAAGCTAATTGAGAAAACAATAAATATTTGTCACCACCATCACGCCCACCCCAAATACCCCGGCATCATATATTTGCGTGGCGGGGATGCTCTGTCTGGAGATATACATGACGAGCTCCTAGAGACCAACGAGTTAAGCCCGCACCCAGCAATTAAAGATTTAGCTGAAATAGAGATTTGGGGCATAGAAACCCTTCAGCAGCATTTCGGCAATGTCTTGGTATACAGCGTCCCCGGTAACCATGGACGCACGACAAAGAAGCCGAGGGCGAAGGGGTATGCGGACCTAAACTATGAGGACTTGCTTTCGTGGTTTTTGGAGAAATACTTCTCAGCCAAGAAGGGTGGTGGTGCTGTAACCTTTATCACACCACGGACTGGTGATGCGTACTTCAAGGTTTTTGACGTAAACTTCCTCCTTACGCACGGTGACCGTATTGGTGCACGAGGTGGGCAGGGGTTTATTGGCCCCGCTGCCGTTATCCTCAAGGGGATACACAAAACCCGCCAGCAATATCACCAGGTCGGGAAACACATTGACTACGTGCTAATGGGCCACTTCCATGAGCCCATGTTCCTGCCCCACGGCATGGTTAACGGGTCATTAATTGGGTTTAACGAATACGCACGCGGCCTACGCATAGAGCCGCACTCTGCTTGTCAGTGGTTATTTTTTGTGCACCCGGACCATGGAATTGTAGAGAAGCGACTTATCTACGTAGATCGCTAAACTACGCCACCTCACAAGCCCCAGCTACACAAGCCAGCTCTTGGGAGCCTGTTGTGTAATCCTCCTGCTCGTACCCATTTAGGTACGACCAATCTACATTCTTGGGCATTTTGGCTAGCATCTCCATGTACGCAGTCTCATCTATCGCTTCGTATGGTGCCTGTCGGTAATTGTGCTCTGTGTAGGGGAGGAAGGACACGCCGCTAATTTTATTAAATTTTTGGTATACCCAATCACCAACCGCTAACCACTCATACTCTCGCACATACACAGTACAGCTTGGCTTGTGCTCACACCAATTATCCTGCAACAATTCCCACACCTCTAGCTGGTCTATAGCACTAACCTCATCTGCAGTCGTGCTAGTCGCGGGTGATTCAATTGGAAATTGGAAGACAATGTTTTTGTCGTTGTTTACGCAACGCTCGTGGGGGAATCCAGTGTTAACCATAAATTGTGTTAGGGGGTCCATTGCATCACCCCTAACACGACGGATGTAGTGACGGGAGAACCTTGGATGCAGGCCAGAGGCGCAGTCAACAAGCTGGCTAACTGTGCCGCTGGGTTTGACACATGTAATGGCGGTAGATTGGTTAATACCCAACGCCGCCGCCCACTCTGCATTAACCTCCACAGCGTAATCCCGCAAACTACGCAGCCACGCCGGGTCTAGGAATGACCTATCACAATCCATTATACCGGTGAGGGACACCCCTAGTAGCCGCTCCTCCTCACAGTTCTCGCGCCACTGCTGGCCCAAGTAGCGGAAGTTAGTAAAAGTGGATTGTATTGTCCCTAAAAGTGTTGCCACCATGACCTTTTCTCTGACTGATTCATTTGTATCATCGGGCCGTAAAATAACCTCACTCAGGTTGCAGCATTGGGCATTGCGCAGGAGGATTTCTCCACAGGGGTTTGTGCCGAAGTCCCTGTCCGCATCCCTGCGCCCGTTCCTGGCGGCAACTAGCTGGGCAGCCTCTCGGTTAAATATACCCCTCTCACCAGCTTTACTTTCGTACAGGGAGAACCACTCGCGCATAAATGCGTGCATCTCCGGCTTCTCGGTGTACGCCACGGAGTTATTTGCCAATGCACGCTGTGGGTTTGTTACCCACCACTGGCCGGATTTTGCAGATCGCATACGATCGTCACTGAGGTTGCTGAGGCTTATTAGTGCAGACCTGCGTACACCTCCTACTACTACAACCTCGCCCACTTTACACACAATATCATGGAGCTCTAGGCTGTTTAGCCTGCGGCCGGCGGCGTCTCGTATGGTTGCCGTAGTAAACTCAAACAGGTCCTCCAAGGGCTCCGGGCCACTCGCACGACCTCCAAACGTCTTTAGTACAGACCCCGCTGGCCGCACATTAGACGTGTCCCAGCGCGGGATGCGTCCAGAGTAAAGCAGGCAGACCAGCTCCCGGAATGCGTTGCACCACCCAAGCTTGCTGTCATCCACGATGATGAGCGAATCAGACCTATAAAAGGTCTCAGACACAGTAGGGAGTTTGGCTATGCTTTGTCGCTCTACGGAGAAACCAACACCCGAGCCACACAGCAGACAATACATAATCTCATCCAGTGCCCGGATGCTGTCTACTGCCCGGTACGTACAATTAAACGCGGCTAGGTTGTCGCGCTCTAATGCGGGGCCTGCAGTCATCATTGCCCGCATACTCGGCATGACGTGTTGGTAGAGGATGCTATCCTCTATTAGTTGCTTAAAACCCCTTAACCGCTCTGCTGCCCCTGGGTAGTGCTGTGCTACATGTTGGAGTATAAATTGGACATACCTGTCTACCGTAGTTTCTGACCATGTTTCCCGTCTTTGTTTTGTGTAATCCCATCTCGCATATCTGCTTAGATGAATGTAGTTCTGGTAGTCAGTCGCAAGCATGGCTTACCTCTTGTTTGGTTAGTTCTGACGCGAGACTCAGACTGTACTACAAGCGACGGAAGAAAAAACTATTGACTTTTTTTGCTGGTTATTATCGTAATTTAGACCGATTCCGTTGAACCACAACCGAGGTGATTTGATGTGTTGAATCAGTCTTTTATACCCAATATAGCCGCCGCATAGGTAAACACGCGCTCAGCAATATCGGCCGTCCATGGTATCACCTCCAGCCCGCTTATTGGGCTTAACCCCGCGTCGGAGAGCCACCAAGGTTGGTGTAGGAACAGTACTGGGGTTTCGTTTGCTACGATGTGCCTATCCAACTCCTTGACGAGTTTTGGCATGGGCCAAGGAAGCCCATAATTTTGGAAAATAGCTTTGAGGATCTCGTTCTCTATAACCCCATAGTCAGTAACCATGTTCTTGAGCGGGTATGGTATGTCATTGACATACGCCTCTGCGGCATCATGCATTAGCGCGCATGCCTGTAATTCTACGTCGCCTCCAGCAAGCTCCACGCCCCTCGCTAGCAACGTACAATGTTGTGCAACAGAGTAATGGGTGACAATATGCCCGCCGTAGCGGCACTGCAATGACAGAGCGTGCGCTATGTCTACCAAGCTAAAGGAATCCGGTCCATATAGTTTGTAATCAAAGCAGCCCGTATACGTTTGTATCCAACTACCCATTGGGGTGTCCCGTAGTACGTATTCTACGGATCTTTTCCTCTGTGACCATCTCCTCCGTCCTGGCATACCCCGCTATGTCTACTAAGTTATCACGCTTTTTGTTAAAAGACTGCCGGCATAACTTCACCGCAATCATAAATCTCGACACATCCTCCGGCTCAAACTTATACCTACCACATGTGAGTACAGTCCATACTGCAGCTATGCGGGAGAAATTATCAAGTGGGCTGTCATAGGCCGCTTGTCGAGGGCCGCTTACCAAAGCCTCCGCCTCTTCAAGTATTGTCTGTTTGGATTCTTGACCCGTCATCTGTTTTAACCACCCTAGTTATGGAATTAAACCCACCAAACTCAAGGGAGTGGTGGTCTATAAGCCAAATTTGTATGCCCTGTGCCTCGGCTATGCCAGACAAAGTCACCAACAGTGCATCAATGCCCTCTGTGGATAGGTGTTGTGTCGGTTCGTCCAAAATCAACGGTGCTTGCAAAAGCCCAATCTGACGCCGGACCATGTTAGCTATGCCTAGGGCACCGGCTAACCGCAACCGCTGTAGCTCGCCACCAGACCAAGCCTCCCAAGGTACCGGCTCCTCTGCTTGTGGGGAGGTTATGTTTACTACAAACCCCTTTGTTATCTTTCCGGCCTTAGTCTCTCGTTCTACGTCAAAATGTACCTCCCACCCAGTCAACCCAAGCTCCACCAGGTAGTTATTTACCTCTACCTCAAGGGTGGCGAGGGCCCTCTCTAAAATCATTAGCCGTATGTCTTTAAAGCCCTTAATCCAAAATTCGTGCGCCTCTTTCTCTGCCTGTTTTTTATCCAGGTCGGCCTCTACCTTCTCAAAAGCATTAACCAGGTCCTCTGCCTGCCGTTCTGCCTTGTCCAGCAGGTTTTGGAATGGGTTGTTGTCCCGCTCTTTTTGTTCTATTAAGTTAAGGGCACGAATGACCTCGCGGTTGGTGCTTGCTAGGGAGGACTCACATTCTTGTGTTGCCCATTCAGCCTCCCTTAATTTTTGTTGGGCACGGGCAAGTTCTCCCTCCACACCCCGCGCGGCCGCTTTATGTGTTGATAACGCATCATTTAATTCTACTAATTTAGCCTCAGTGGTCGTAAACTCTTTACGGGCAGCATCCAACCCGCCATTCATTTCCGTCACTATTCTCTTTATGTGACCCTTACCCAAGGGTTGGCAGCAAGTTGGGCAGACCTCACCAAGGGTTTGGAACGTCTTTAGCGAAAGCTCGTGTTTAGTGACCTCTTTTTTCAGTGCCCGTAATTCTGCCTCCAGATTGTAAATGCCCCTGCTATATTGGCTGTCTTGATCAGAGGTGGTGTGTGCTTTTTCTTGTGCTGCGTCCACCTGTTTGGATAGCACAGCCACAACGTTTTTTTGTTTTTTCAGTTTTGCCTCAATAGCAGAGACTTCTTCCTGTAAACGGGCCGCCACCGCCGCCAGCTCTTTGAGTTCCTGTTCCCTGTTATCCTCGAAATCTTTCGCCGCCTTCTCATGCGCAGCAATTTGCTGCTCTAACTGCTCCATTTGACCGCTAATGTGGTCAAGCTCTCGGCTTAAGCTCAGAGCTTTATTTTCTGCGTCTTTAGCCTTAGTTGCAGCCATGGAGCTGCGCTGCAACCATACATCTAATTCAAGTATTTTCGCGAATACAGCAAGTTTTGGTGTTGGGGCGAGGTCGAAAAAGGTGGTAGCAAACTGCCCTATTAATACTGAGTGTAAAAACGTGTCAGCAGACACGCCAATTAAATCCTCTAACCCCTCCTGGTCTACACTGCGCCCATTAACCTCCAGTGTGTTGGGACTCCAACTACGTACCACCTCTTGTTGTTGTCCGTTTACCTCGACCCGCAGCGCGCAGCGCATTGTATCCGTACAAGTCCAATTACGTATGCTACCACCACGTAAGTTTCTGGTGGTTTTCCCATATAAAGCCCAAAACAAAGCCTCGAACAGGCTAGACTTACCAGCCCCATTGCCGCCAAGATCTGGCTCCGCTTGGTTAGCCCCAACAATAAAGTGTAGGCCGGGGCCGTAACTAGAAAAGTCGAATTCATGCTGCCCGTGGAATGACCGGAAATTCTCGAGCACTAATTTGCCAAATCTCATAACAACCTACGCCCTACATTGGTTAGTGCTTTGTCCAGCTTTTCCCGTTTGCAGTATTCGTCAAAAACTTGCGCTGTAGTAACTACAGGCTCGGCATTGTTGTCGTCTTTAGACAGCCGCTTACGCTCTTTTGTCACAACCTCCAGCCCCTGCAGCAGCACGCCGTGCTGTTGGCACCATTGGACTATTACTGCTTTGTTCTCTGCCCAGGACGCAAACTCAGACCGAGCCATGCGCACTTTGACCTTTAGTTGGTCGTTTGGCCTAAGCCCCAACTTCTCTAGGTCATCTGTTGTTGATATTGTGGCACTGACTTTCTTTACACTACCAAAATGGTGGTCTTGCGCAGCGTGTGTGGTTTGGTCTAAGGATAAAATCCTAGGTGTAAAATCGTCACCAAAATGGACATGATAGGGGCTGCCCACATACGTAATCGGACCAACCCGTTGTGGCACATGAATATCACCGCTGTAACAGTTTGATTTTGGTTTTTTACCTCGTAGCTTGCTGAAATAAGAGGTAGACATGCCTGTCATTTTTACTCCGTTAGAGGCTCGTGCACCATCAAATGTTTGGTGCAACATCACATATTCTGCCCTTGCAATATCCCGCTCGGTCCCAGACCACTCCTTCTCCGGGTTGCGACTATGGGGCAGCATAAGCACGCCGTTTTTCAGTAGCCTGGGTTGGGTAAAAAACTCAACATTGGCCGCTATTAATGGTAAGAATCGGAAAAACGGGTTATTTGGGTCAAACCCATCATGATTCCCGCGTAAGATGCGTACGCACTGGAAGTGGTCAGACAGCAGTCTGATCCCATGTACCAACCGGTTGACCAGCGAGGCGGGGTGTCTGTCTTTTGCATCGGTCAGGTCACCCAGGATATATAGGTCATCCACACCGCCAGGGAATGTGTTGCACAAGTACTCGAAAACACCCCACCGGTACTCATCTTGTTCTCTGCTAGTTAAGTGCCAGTCTGCTGATATAATAAACATCATACTGTCTGCGGTAGTCGTTTAAGTATAGATGGCGGGACATTTTTTATGAACTGATCAAAAAAAACCACATGCATATCAAATGGTTGAAACGTAGCCCGCAGCAAGCATGAAACATTTCCTGTGTCCGTGCCACAATTATCCAAAAGCAATTTTTTACCGTCTGTATTCATACACAACAAGGGCTGGAAAAAATTTTGCTTGGCTATGAGCAGTGGCAGTTTGCGGTCGGCGTCCCGCTTTGCCTGCGCCCAAAACCCAGGCAATGCCGCTTTGCGCCCGTAAATGAGGTTTTTTATTCCCAAATCTTTATATGATTTACACTCAATACTAAAACAGTCTATTAGCGCATACCCATCTGGGTGTATGGCACTAATATCACCGGGGTTGGTGGTTTTGACACTCAGCGTCGCCCTACCCCCGGACATGGCACTCCGCCAGAACAAGTCATCCCTGTGCCCAGCACTAACCCATAGGGATAATTGTTTGCATACATGACGCTCAAAATTTGCGCCCTTTTGTTTACTCTTTGATCCCACGGCGTTTTTGTCTTGTCGGTAGGAATGTTGTTTCAACCTCACGCCATAAATCATCAACCGCTTCTGCAACCCGGTCTAGCTCCTCAAAGTAAGCCGGGTCTGGCAAATCCTGCACTTCTCTCAAGTACGTCTTTTTGTCTTTGCCCGTTAGTCGGTCCAAACCGCTAACAGCTTCAAGCCATTCTATGTTTGCAGTGAGGTCGTCTACACCATACCCAAACATTATATCAAACTCGCACTCCCTAAACGGGAGGGCCACCTTGTTTTTATCGCACTTTGCTTTTACCCGCACCCCAATAGGGCGCTCTACTTTATTTTTGGTTTTCTTGTGTGTTTTTAGTTGCGCCAGGTAAATCACCTGACTGGCGTAAAAATCCAGTGCGCGACCGCCACTACGGGTTACTTTGCGGCCGAAAGTAACACCAATGTTGTCCCGCACCTGTGATATGACCATAACGCAAAAACGGTGTGTAGACAGCCTTTTGTTTAACTTGCGGAAAAGCTCTGACATTTTCTTCGCTTTGGCCGCCCCAAAGCTGCCCTTGTCAATTTCGCGGTCTAGTTCTGCCCTGTCGGATAGGGCGTCTAGCGAGTCAACAATAAACAGCACAGGCACATCAGACTTTTCCTTGTCTAATATCCCCATTAATTTATCTAAAGATTCGAAAAGGTCCTCTACGGTAAAAAGGTCCTCGATGAAGTTAAGTTTTTTTACCGGCACTCCCAAAGCTTCTGCATACCCCTTATCAAAGGCAGCCTCTGTCTCCACATAATATGCTTGGCCATTGGGGTATTGGCTAAGGAAGTTTGCTACCGCCTCCATAGCCAACAACGTTTTACCCGTGGATTTATCACCAACAATATTGACTATGCGCCCAATAGCCCAGCCGCCGCCCAACACGCAATCAAGCAGCTTACTGCCACTATGAATAAAATTCACGTTCCTGTTATTGCTAGCGAAATAGAGCCCCGATGACGTATCATCTGTATCATCGGGGACATCACTAAGTTTTTTCCTGGCCATTTAATGCTCCTTATTTCCCCCGGCGGTTACGGAGCTGGCGTAGTCTATCTCTGGCATTGGAGCTTTTTGCTGGACGCTCTTCCTCTTCCGCAGGCTCTTCTTCTTCCTCCTCCTCCTCCTCCACTTCTTCCTCCTCCTCTTCCGCAGGCTCTTCTTCTTCCTCCTCCTCCTCCACTTCTTCCTCCTCCTCGTCATCGTCTTCTACAACACGGCGCCGCGACGGCACGCCACTCGCACCCCTAGTGCGGCGCGGTTGTGACTCCCCTTCCTCGTCGCCGCTATCAGTGGCGGCCTTGCCACTAAATATTTTTGCTATATATTCAGCGTCGTGCACCACCAACAAGTCAGGCAAGGGGTTGTTTGCTACAAACTCCAGCCATTCATCCAGGATGTCCGGGTCATCATGTAGGGGGCTGCTCTTGCGGGCAATGTCTATACCCACATATTTGGTTTTCCAACCCTGCCCCTCTCTGGCAAACTCAACGTCATAACCATTATCAGGGTTGTCTATCCACAACACCTCATTTGTGTGTTTATCAATTGACCTGCGGCTAATCTCCTTGTCCACAGTCTGCGGCATTCCCCAAACAATGGGGCCATCCTGCTCGTTGTCCCGGTCAACCAACCATACAAGCACCCGCTTCGTTGGCGCCAGCTCCCGTACATACTCCTCATCATTACCAAGTGCATCTACGCGCGAACGCTCCGCGCAAATGGGGCAACCACCATCTCCATGGTGGTTTGGACACAAATAACTGTTTTTATCCGCCCCAATGCCATAGTGGACAAAAACGTCAATGCCGTAGTGGTCTGCCTCCTCCCATGTTGGTGGGAAGATTCTAATACGGTAGTCAGTGTCACTTTTCACTTTGAACAGCGACGCCACATCACTGAGGTAGCTATCAAAAGACCCGGTACGCTGTTCTGCGCGGCGCTTAACCTGCTCGCGCGTACGCTCTTTGTATTGGAACCGCGACTTAGCTGCTTTTTTCTTCATTACCATGATGTCCTCCGTTATACAAACGGTTGATAAATAAAAACCGTTGAGTAAAGTACGCTGACGCACCTACCCACACAACTACATATACAACACCCGCTAGCAAAATTAATGCTTTGATGTATTCTATAAACACATCCATTATACACCGGCATCAAGTCGTTTTTTGCGCATGGTCAGGCGTTTTTTCCTTTCTGGGCTATCACTGGCCTGAGATTCACGCCGCTTCTCAGCCACGGCTTTGCGTACAACATCCGTCCTGGCTGTCATGGCTGTGTTAACAGGCCCAGATATGGTTGCGGTAGCGGAGTAATTAGCAATATGTAACTCAACAATTTCACGCAACGCATATGACCGCTGTTCATATGCAGCTTTTAGATTCCCCCAGTTGTCAGCCTCCACACACCGCGCCCTATAAGCAGAGAGGGCTGCGTGGTGATCGTCGTGCGTCTCTATTGCTGCTGCAACCTGTGACTCTGTGGGCCGTTTACCCTCCTCCTCCAGCCTTTGACGCACAGTAAAACTTAACTCCGCGTCTTGCTGTTTCAGCAGGTCTTTTGCTTCGTCCCGACTAGAGATTGCACCCGTGTAGCCACAACACACAAAATAGTAAAGCTGGGGATGGTTTATGACCATATTATCCAAGTCATCCGGGTCTATTTGTAACCCAGACTCTAAATCATCAAAATTTAGCCTGTTCATGCTAGTCTCCATAAATAACTGCGCCCACGGCCAACACCAGAGGCGCTAGTTTATCCGTATGGTTAAATGGCTTGGCAAATTGTTCCATTGCATAAAGCACCGGTATGACAGCGTCGCCTTTCGCACCCATAGCTACTTTTGTTAAGTATTGCAATACAACTATACGGACAGATTCGGGACTCTGCCCATCAAGGTCTTTTAGGATTTTTACTGCCCGTTGCCAAGTCCGCCCTTGTGGGTTGATCAAAAACCGACACAGGTCAATGACCTCCTTGCTACTCTGCGCCGTTTGCAGCAACTGCGCTACTGTAGCACGGTCTTTAGCAGCGGCGCAGAGGGACAAGCTCACAAGCGCCTGCCGCATACTACCGTCTGCCCGGTCCACTATTAGGTCTACAGCACCCTCATCCAGGGTAAACCCCTCCACGCCGCAGATGTCTAGTAAATAGCTCCGGATCTCATCCTCGTCCAGCGGTTTTAGGTCATAAGCCACGCACCGGGTTCGTATAGTTTTAGCTATTTTATCTGCTTCTGTTGTACACAACATCCAATACACATGACTGGGCGGCTCCTCCAACACTTTAAGCAGACTCGACCACGCGGCTGCTGACAGCCTGTGGCACTCATCTACAACAACTGCTTTGTGACCGCCGCCAAAACCGATGTAGGGTAGGGTCGCACATACCCTGCGCATATCATCGACGCCCGTATTCGTAGCCGCGTCAATCTCTATAACCTCTGTGCAATTAAGCTCTTTAGCTGCAATTCTAGCCAGCGTCGTTTTACCCACACCAGAGGGGCCAGTAAAAAGGAAAGCGTGTGTAAGGCCTTTGCTGATAACATCGCGCAAAGACTGGACAATAAGTTTGTGGCCAGCTACGTCATCAAACGTAGCTGGTCGGTACCGGGTATGTAAATCATTTGCTACAGTCATAGCACCTTCCCGTGTTTCTGTGGGCGCCCGCTGTTATAACTCATTTTATCCTGTATAGCAGCATCTATATCTAGACCAAGCTTGGCGGATAAATCCAGCACCCTAATAATCACGTCAGCTAGCTCCATAGCTATTGCTGGGTGTCCGGGCAGTTTATCATCCATACGACTATGCAAGTCATTCAACGATTCACATTTTCGAACAACCTCCAACGCCTCCGAAACCTCGGAGTGCACAAGGCATAATTTAACCGCTACCAACATTGGTGCTACTGGGGGTTCCGCCCAAAACCCCTTCTGCACCGAGTTGTTGTGGCATAGACTAGCCAGCTTATTTAGTGGCCCCTCTCTACTCATTAAGCCAATCCTCTGTAGTGAAAGTACCCACACCTTCCATGTGTGCCCAGTCGTAACCGCACTCCACCTCTACACTTATAGGCACAACCTTCATAAAGTCATACGACACAGACAACATTTCATTGATGATTACCTGCATATAATCATCAACCAAATCCTCTGGTAAATCGAAAGTAAGGTCATCATGTATATTCATTATTGGTTGCAGCGCCGCGTCGTTTTCTTTGTCAGCCAACTCAGATAGTCTGTTCATTGCGTCCACAACAACATCACTTGCAGTGCCTTGTATAGGGGTATTAATCACGCGGTTGCCAACAAGCGGCGCGTGCCGCCGGCGCCCTGTTTTACACTCAACATAGCCTTGTTTCTTGTATTGCCGCATTAACTCATGCTGCCACCGCTTCACGCCAACAAACGTACCCCAAAACTCCCCCAACAAGTCCTCACACAAGCTCCTGGGCAATCCCATACGACGTGCGATGCTAAAAGCCTCTGAGCCATAAAAGCCCGCCAGTACGAAATTACTTTTAGTATCTTGTCTAAGTGCGGGTAAATCTCGCCCCTTTAATGCTGATGGGTGTAACTCCGCTATTCGTTTTGCCCAATGTAGGTGTATATCATAGTTCTCCCACAACAGTTTGATAAGGACCTCGTCACCAGACCAGGCAGCGATGACCCTGGGCTCTATTTGACCATAATCACAGGCAACAAGTATGTGGCCGGGACTGGCAACTATTTGATTCCTCACCCATTTATCTTTCCGCTTAGGAAAATTCTGGGTATTTGGGTCATCGGACGACAACCTTCCCGTTTCTGTAAAAACCGTATTCAGGTTTGTATGCAGCTTCCCATCTGGGTATACAAACCCACCTTTGGTTAGGAACGGGTCTGTATATGTAGACTTCAGTTTTGTGTACCGACGGTAATCCAAAATGAGCTGGGCGACAGGGTGTTTTATTTCTTTAAGCACCTCCTCCCCAGCTTTGTATTTATCGTTAACCCACCCCTCTTTGCACTTTAATACATCACGGAACAATTTCACCACATCCGTAGTGCTGCCGGGGTTGAACGCTCCAAACTGTTTTTTATAAGCTGTAACAGCGGCGTTATTATTAATCGCCGCCAACACCTTTTTTATCTCTATTGCTAGCCAAGCATCATTCTTTCTGGTTGCAGTCAGGTCGCAAACAATCCCACGCTGTTGTGTCATAACAACCGTGGGTATTCTTCTTAACTGTTCCCTCTCGTAGAAGCCAGTCAATCCTAACCGGTCCAACTCCGCCTGTTGTTCTAAGTAAAGGGCGTGGGTGTATTTTGTATCCAGGGCGTTGTATTTTAGTACATCCTCCAGTCGTTCCTGGTCTAATGCAGCACGATTTAGGTTGCTTATTGGCTTTAGGTTGAAACCAAAATACTGTAGACAAAGTAGATCTAGACTTAATACCGACCTGCGCTCATCCAGCACATAAGCTTGGGCTTGGGTATCCCCCCAAGATGTGCCCCGCAGTAGTTTGCGGCCAAAAAAATGCGACAACCACTCTAGCTCAAAAGAGAGGTTATGCGCTACTTTAACGCCTCGGTGACTTAGTAAAAAGTCACCCACCATTTCCTCTACCGTACAAATGTCCCGCTCGGTAAAATGGGTGTTAACTTGGCTGTGCCTTATGGGGAATGCTACCGTACGGGCATACGTCCCAATAGCTACAGATAGAAGCTTGCTACCAGTGCGGTACGGACGAAGTCCATTTGTCTCTATGTCTATACCAAGCACGGGCTCTTCACTTAGGCTGCCCAATGCATCGATTACGTCGTTTACTTTTGTTAGCAACTCTATACCAACATAAAACTGGTCTGGGGTCTCCACCACTGGCTCCCCGACCACCGACAACTCATCTAGCGCCCGGTGTAAGTCTTTTTTGAATACCAACCCCTCGTGGGTCTGGTATATATCTACACCGCGTTTCTCGCGCTGCTCCTGCGCCCGTTGCTGCCGCAACACATAAGACGGGTGCAGCATAGGGTAAAACCAGCAGACATGAGAGCCGACACGAACAGGCATGCGCCGCCCACGCCAACTAGTTATGGTGTCTAACCCAGTAACCCAAGCTAGAGGGACATTGCCGAAACCAAAAATAGCCCGTGGTTTTGTCTGCTCAATATCCCGCACAATAGATGGACGACAACACTCCACCTCCTGCCATGTGGGGTTCCTATTGCCCGGTGGGCGGGTGCGGATGACATTGTTAAACCTAAGCCTGTCCTTATACCAACTTGGTATAGCATCACGGAGAACACGGCCAGCGGGACCAATAAACTGCTCCCCGCCTTTATCCTCGCGCTCCCCAGGAGCCTCGCCCAAGATGTAAACCAGCGGTTGGTCGCTCCCAGTTGGTGCCATCTTGGGGTGACCAACATTTGCATTGTTGAGCGGACAAGCCCTGCACTCCAAGGAGTGCAGGGTGTCTACGGCTGGTCTGCTGGCGTCCCTTCTTTGTGCAGCAGAGCGTTTTTGGGTGGAGAAGAAGAAACTCATGCAAATATCGCTACAACGTAGTTAAAAGCCCCCTCGTCTGTCATAGTTATACACGAGGGTAAGACACAAAACGATGTGCATAGATTTAATGCGCGGTCTACCAGTTTGGGGTTTACCGATACACTGACGTTCGGGTGTTTTTTGTCTATGGACAGTTGATCTTCTACGGCACCAGAGCTGGTGCTCGTGATTAAACGCATCTCCCCCTTGTTAATAGCAACTGTTGTACCACCCACAAAGAAATCCTCCCGTCCCATTACCAATTGTGCTCTGGCTATAGCACCAGGTAAATCCGGGGGTATGTTTATGTAACACAAAGCATCTTTCTGCATGACCCGTTCTATTTGCCCTTTAAAATCCAAGCCCCGATCAGAATCATTAGAGTGAGCTACGGAGATGTATTTAGTGAACACGTGACCGCCATCAAAGGAGGCTAAAATACCGTCCCCGGTAAAAAGCAGTTCGAATTCCTTTTGCTCAAAAAACTCCGACATAGCTATGACGGCCCTACAAAACTCTGCTGGTAAATACTCCCTGCGGCTGTGTGCAGAACCAGCCCCGAGATCAAAACTCGATATTGTTACCCCGTCTGTTGCATACAACATACCGTCAGGTAAATCCCAGTTAACACAAGTTAACTCTGGTCTGGTGCTAGACTCTTGTACCGACACTAAGACCATTTTTATGCCCTGGAGCCACGTGTTTGTTAGCAACACTGTCTTGTCATTCTTTCTGATTTTTGGGTGACTGTATAAACGCTCGCTAACTGGCATCATTGGAAGCTCAAATTTTGAGCCGCAGTTAAAAAGCACAGAGCCCCCCTCTGTTTTGAATGAAACAGTGTCATTGTTACTGCTTTTTAGGAGCGACAACAGAAGCATCCCCGACACACAAGCCTCCAAACCAGTGTCACAGTCCACACTAATACCCAGGCGATCGTTGTATGCGGAGACAGTCTCCCCATCAAACACAAACTTTGTGAATACGGGGATATAGTCCTGCTTAGATAACGCAGGCGCCACCAACTCCAGTTTGTCCACCAACTCAGATTTCTGTAGCACCGCTATAAACCTCTTTTATCTTAGATGGGTTGCCCTTCCAAAACACTAAAATGTTTTGGTGCGATTTTCCTACCTTCCTGGACACACGGAAATATTGTCCGGCGCGTAGGGGTAGACTACCTGTTTTTGTAACAAGAATGAGCTCGTTGTAATAAGTCAGTCCAAGCTCCCTAAACACAGCGACTGTATCTGGTACAAAACCACGGTAAGCCCCTGTTTTTTGGTCCCTTATTTCACCAACTACCACCACCAAGAAACGGTCTTCGTGCAAAAAACGCACACACTGCTCAAACACTTTATAGTACCAATCAATAAAATCCTCGTACGTCTGGTGTGTGCTCCCATCTCTACTGTCATGACTATACAACTCAAGGTCATAGTATGGCGGGCAGGCAAATATTAGGTCCATGGTCCCGTAACCGACCCCGTGGGATTCAAGCACTGCATCAGTCTGTGAGCTGTCACCCAACAGCCATAACGGACGGTTGTCTACTGTAATAGCGTCAGCCTGTGCCTCGTTTGCTTTTACCTGCACCTCGCGCACTTCTATTCCTGTATAAACATACCCCAACGCGCCGGCAACAATGCCGCGTGTAGAGCCCCCAGCAAAAGGATCTAATATACGGCCGCCCGGCAAGCAGAACCACCTGTAGCACAGCTCTGTTAGTACGGGGTCGAACACGCTGGTGCCAGTTCCCGGCCCCTCCTGGTCATAACTTAACCCCTCGTCTATATCTACCCCAGTCTGTTGTTTCACCGCCCGCTTTTTATACTGCTCCCGCAACCTTTTCCCATGTCCATCCAGCGTCTTGCGGTAGGCTCGGTTAAGCGTGTCCGTCTCATCCCTGCTACGGCCCTCCTCTCCTCTAAGCCCAAGGTTTAGCCACGCCTTCTTGCGCGTGCTCCATGCGCCAGATCTAGCGTCTAGGATGCTAAATGGCGGCATGAAAAATTTGTCCCCCATGATTGTGGAGGTAGGTGCATGGGTGGTGCCGAAAAACCCGGAACCAAACAACACGGCATCTGTTTTGTGTGCCATTAATACTCTGTCCTTGGTAACGGTTTCACGTTCTCACGCTCCCACAACTGCTCCAATGCGTATTGTCTAACTACAGCATCTGGTACTATGAAATAGCTATCAATATGCTTTTCTACAATGTCTGCACGCACACGCATGACCTGGTCGTAACCAAACAATGCGGACAAGTTTTCACGCAGCACGTCAATTATCATTGGCCCGTGGTTATGGTTACCTCGGCAAAGGCCTCTACTGGTAGTTATACGCACGTGCCCGACGAGGGTGCTGTACTTATTTAACATCAATGGGTACAACAGGCAGGTTACCGGTCTGTTTTTTGGGTCAAACTTACACCCCGAGTCAGTCAGATACCCACAAGCGGTGCCAATACGGGCTAGCCCAGCTCCGTTGTGTATTAATTCTCCAAACCGCTCTGTGGTTACATCCCTAAAAGCACGCGGTGGCCAAAAGGCGGGACTGGAGCAACACATACCGCCGCAACGTGTGCGTATACCGGCAAGGTTGCACTCATGCTGCCGGGTAGCCCACTTTGCACTGACACCCCAACGTGTGTTGTCTTCTTCGAAGAACACCATATCAACGCGACCTCAAGACTTTACATAGCCCAGCCACCACAGAGATAAACAGGGAGCCCAAAACAAGGGCTAAATTACCCAAAATTGGGGATAGCACCTGCCACCAAGCCCACGTATTTATCGGAGCCACCTCAAGCACCCGTAAAACCACTAAACCTATAGTGCCAAATATACAGGCGTCGTATAAAGTCCAGAATAATCGCCCGTGGTCCGTTAACCGTGTTTTCATGTTGTAACCTCCGACAGTCGGTTGCGGCTGCCTACAACCCACAATAAATCCCCACCCTGTAAAAATGGTAAGCACTTGGCCTCGTAAACGGGGTCCAGATTTATGCCCCCCAATTGGGTTTCCTGCGCGCTGCAACTATAAGGTAAATCACTTTTCACCAACCTAACCTTTTGGCGCCAACTAAACGGGCCGTAAAAATCTAGCCGCCGTGTCGGGTCCGCCCCCACTATTACACCCAGGACAGGAATATCCGTTATGTGTAGCCACTCCAGACCGTGGGTGATGCCACATAGGGTCATACCACTGCCTACAGGCACCACGATGCGGTCAATCTGCAGTCCGTGTATAGACCGAACCTGATAACTGGTTTGGTGGACAGCCTCCGCGCACTCCATTCCAAAAGGGATTTCCAACCAGCCGCGCTCAAGTGCGTCGTCCCTGGCCCGCTTTATGATTACAGAGTTATACCCAGGTTTATGCTGGATTATTGTGGCACCAGCACCCTTTGCCAATAACGCCTGCTCCCCAAGCTGGCCACTCGGCATGTGTATACGGCATGGTACCCCCAAATAACGCGCAACCCGCGCCACAATGTTTGCTTGCGGGCTGGAGCGTGCACCCGCTGTTACAATTCCTTTGAGTGTAGCTGGCTTAGTAGAGAGGTAATAACAGGTACGGGCCTTGCCCCCATTGATCCCAGCAATACTATATTTATCATCTCGTTTAACCGCTATATCGCCAACCCACTCTACTGGGGTCAGTAATGTTGGTTGTGTTACCCAATCACAGTGTGACATCTTTCAAAAACCCCAATTTGTTAAGCACAAAAAGGGACTGTCGGAAGTCCGACAGGATACCTAAAACAGTAGACTGCGACGCCGTATAACCCTCTGCCAGCAACTGATCAGATAATTGCCGTTTGGTTATTTTGGGGTTATACGCAATAAGTTCCTTCATGCGCCAGGTCATACTAACCCCGCCCCCGCCCGGCTTGTTTGCACGTTTCCCCGTATTCCTGTGGGTACCACGTTTTATCGGTTGTGATTTTGGTGGTGTTTTAACCTCCTCTACCTCTTCCTCTTCCGCAGGCTCTCCTTCCTCACCCGCCCCCCTATTCACCCTCTCATCATCCTCCGCCTTTTCCACACCAACCTCAACATTTGGTTTGGCCATATTGGTCTGCGTGGGGAATGGGGCTGGGTTTGGCTTACGCCCCTCAGCGTTTGCTGCATTAAACTCATCTGTTGCGTCTTGTGACCATTTTTGCGCCGCCTCCGACAATGATTCATACTCGTCGTCTGTCAAAATATCCCCTATAACTTCTAACATGCGTCGTATATAAGTCACACGCGACTCTTTAGCCCGCTGTTTAACACCCGTTGCTATTTGCAACTCTCGCTCAACATTCATAACAACCCTCCTATGTCCACATTAAATATACGTACCATCAATTACTATTAAAATAATTGCGCACCTCCTCCCGCAGGTTAGCTCCCACACCCTCTGGATCTTTTCCAATTAACCTGCACCAATATGTATTAGTGGTTTCTCGTCTGTTTATGTGTGCCCCCCGCTTTACCAACGCATCGATAAGCTGCTTTATATGTTCCGGGGCCGCATCTAACAATGCAAGTTCATATGCATTTTCGCAACCAACCTCATCTGCAAGAATTTTCTTGTCCGCAAGAGTCTGCTGTTCTCTGGTACGTTGTGTGGCCAAGTTGTTGAAATGGTTACACATACACCGTTGAAATATAGACATAAAATGTCTGGCATTCTCTACCTTGTACCGGTTACGACACACAAAAAAATACTCCCTGGCATCTTGTAACAGGTCCTCAAAATCCAAATAGTCCGCAACCCTCCATAAATTCTTGCCTATGTATTTTTTTACCCATCCTTCTATCGGACCCTCGAACTCTGGGTAAAACGCAAGCTGCTTTCTTTTTCCCATGTCCCAATGCCCTCCACAAAGGCCCTTACATCTTCTGGCGTCATCTCGCCGGGGTCTTTTAACCCAGGTGCTAATGTGTGTGCCCCAACCAAATGCAACGACGCCAACCTCCGTGACAAGCTCAATGCCTGAGCTGTCGCTGTGCTGTCCAACAAAATGTGTAACCTACAGTTATAGATCTCAGACAACGCCGTCAAAAGCGACACCTGCTCCGGTGTCGTTGCCAATGTAAATAAACACGTTGCGCGCACTCCACGCGGCGCCGCAAAAAAATCTAGCTTTATTGCGTCAAACGGACCCTCACAGATAACCACGTCCAATGGACGCGCCTGTGCTTCTGCGGTGCTTACAATCAAGTCATAATTCCACAGCAACCGGTTGACCGGTACCGCCCCTACGGGGTCTCCCCGCTCCCTTGCCTTGTCCTGGTCGCCGGTGAGGCTCATGTACCGTAGGGTTGCGTCAGGTAAGATGGAACGGGATGTCCAAGACTGCAATATGCAATTTACATCAAACACGGGGATAATAATGCGGTCCCGCCACCGCCCCGTGGTGGCGCATAGCAGGTTGTATTTTTTTATTACCCCGCATGCCTCGCTGTGCGAAAACCCACGACTGATCACGTAATCAAAAAACCTTGCTGTGACCCCCTGAGGTTTTATTGTGCGGAATTCCTTATTGAATTGAATCCCTGTGGGGGTGTTGTAGACAGCCTCGCCAGCGGGGGAGAAGCCACCAATAACCTTGTCAAAATCACTAAGTGGCGGCCCAGCTTGTGCTGCTATTGCTGCAGCCTCTGCATGACTACAACCTATTAAAGCGCGGATCAAGCGCGTCGGATCTTTTCCCCGGTGGTCTTGGTCACGCCAACACCCGTAATATCCGGTAGTGGTCGAAATACCCATGTGGTGTGACGGATCATCGCCACACCAAGGGCAGCTAATATTTATATTCCCGCGCGCGACGTTCGGCCCACGGGTCACATAAGGTATGCCATGCCGTTCCAAAAACAACGCAAAATTAAACAACGGCCTCCCCCTCCACAAGGGCTTTAAACAGATCTTTGCCTTCTTTTAAGTACTGGTATAACTTTTCGTCTACGCTGCCCACCACTGTTATATAATGTATAAAAACCTTGCGCGTTTGTCCAGTCCTATGCAGCCGCCGCAGCATTTGCTCGTGGGTTATGGGAGAGGTTGGCATCTCATGGATAACCATGTAGTTAGCCACCTGCAGGTTTAGCCCGGCAGACCCAGAGTCGTTGTTCGCAACAAGCACCCGGCATTTTGGGTCAGTTTGGAATTGCTCTAGAACAGCCCCCTTATTTTTCGTTCCCCCGTATAAACGGACATGGGGAACTTTCGCCTGCTTTAACGCCCGACAGATCATTTCCCCCGTGTAAATAAACTCATTAAACACCACCATTTTACGGCCATCTGGCAATTCATCTACTAATTCTAATAATGCTTCTATCTTGGGGTTTTCCTTTAACTCAACCTCTACACGCTTACCCTCCTCCGTTACCAGTGGCACAATCCCACTGGTCAACATACGCAAGCGTATAAACGCGTTCTCCATCTCGCGGTAATTACCCTTGCTTGCGCGCACAGCCTGCACAATTTCCTTATAGTGCTTTTTCGCTTCTATTGGCATGGGCACCTCAAATAGAGATACTGACCTGGGCGGCAAATCAACACATGCCTCGGCCTTGTACCGGATGGACCGGTTTTTGGTGGCCTTATACATCGCGCCCTTCATATCTTCTTTTAGCGTGTACTCATAACCACCCCATCGGTTTATGTGCGTCTTGAAATATGCCGCACGGAATATTGATAGTGTGTAACCAAAGGTGTGGCCACGGTCTATACAGAAAAACTGTGCCCACAGGTCATGGGGGTCTCTGCCAAAAGGCGTGCCCGTCATGCCAAACCTATTCTCACACCCGGACGCTATGCGGCTACAGATTTTATACGTCCAAGACCGGTGATTTTTTATTTTGTGGCACTCGTCCAGTATTAGTGTGCCCAATGTCCCCGCAAACAAATCAACGGCGTCGGTGTTTAGCAGCGTTTCCTTATTCTCGCGGTAAGTAAATAAGGCAACAAGCCCAGCGTAGTTGATAATATATAGGTTTGGTTTGTCCTTGCTGTTAATCTCGCGCTGCCTCTCGCGTGAACTGCCTAATAGCGGGGTAGCTACCAGTCCGGGCGCGTGGCGTGCTATTTCTGGTAGCCAATTACTGATATTAACCACATTAGGGACACAAACTAAGGCGGGCTTGCTGCCTAGCCATTTGATTAAATTTAGTGCTACTGCCGTTTTCCCCAGGCCCATATCCGCGAAGAACAAAAATTGGCGCAACGTGGCGCCAAGCAAGAACATGACTTTTTGATGCCTAAACGGTGGGGTAGCAAATGTTGGAGGTGGGTCCAACTCCGCCAACATTGCGTCCAACTCACTCTCTGGTAAATCTTTCAGATAATCATAATGGTCTAGTTTGCGCGCTAAGAATTGCTGTACAGCCCGCTTTGATATCACAAAGCACCCTTGAGGTTAGTTACGCCCTAGAAAATGGCTAATGATTCCTGTGGTGTTTGTGTTTGTGGGGTGTTGTCTTAAAGTAAGGTAACCCACAAACTCCGGCCCGACCTTTATACAATATAACAAAACCCCAACACAGTCAACGCTAACCGTCAGCCTGCGGAGCATGGCTTGCGAGCACATCCCAGTACCGGGAGAGCATCAGCACAGAGTCAAGAACAAACTGGCCCATAGCATAGTTTTGTGTAATCAATACAGTAAACTTGTCCTCATCGTTGCGCCCGTTAGACACATAAATACGCGCCAGCCCACAGGCACGCTCTGCCTCAGTCTGGTTATATGTGAGGACACAATCGGCTGTCGCAATTTTACTGAAATCCTCCGACACGTTCCCCTCCGTCAACACCTTACTACCCACGCCACTGCGGTTAGATTGTGTGGCAGTAGCCACAGCGATATTACGCTCCACCGCAATGCCGCGTAGCCGTTTGTACAAATCTCCCAGCTCATGGCGGTAATTGTTAGGGTTGATGAACATTAGGTCTGCATAATCAACAATCAACAAATCCGGTGTAAACCCCTCCTGCAGCTCTAGCATGTCCAAATAGGCCGCCAACTCCTGCACCTTTAGCTGCCCTGTGGGGAATTGCTTCACCAACAACCGGTTTAACCGAGTACCGGCCCAACTGGCTTTGTCCATCAATTTTTGAGCTATTTTGGGGTCGTCCAGCGCCAGCTTTGGCTTTACGTTTTTCTCTGATAAATCAATAAGTCTGCCAAGCTCATCTTTCTCCAACTCACTTGTGGTCACCTCGTCTGTTGTCCGTTTGGCGACGGCGAAGAGGGACTGGTAGTACCGTTGCACCATCCTAGGCTCTGACATCTCCAACGTCACATGACATACCCGTAGCCGATGCTCCAACACCGCCCGACGCCCCAGGTTTACCAACCACCACGTTTTGCCAGATTTTGGGAGTCCTATGTACAAGTGTAAGCCCTTGCGGATTGGGCCTAACCCACGCCGATCCAACTCTGGTATCCCCGTGGGGAAAGACTCTACGTTGTCTGACAAAAACTGCTCTATTATCCCCGCGTCTGTTAACCGCACCCCAGGCCTAAACAACTGTACCCGGCGGCGGATTGCATTATTTAGTAAATCCTCCGCCTCATCGGCACCCCCACCCGCCTGCAGTCGAGACGCCGCCTTTATTATCCCCTCTTTTAATGCTTGCTGTCGGACAAAATCCTCTGCTCGACTAATGGCAAACTCCCCATTGACCACATCTTTATTCTCATAAAGGTCGTGGAGGATGCGCTTATACAGCTTGGATTTTCTGTCGTCTTGCCCCTCTAATATATCATCAAACAGATCTGCTGTATGCTCCCCCGGCACCTGTTTATATTTATCGATGTAGTCATAGACACGGATGACTATGCTTTGGTATTCACCCTCAAATAAGGTTGGGTCCACCAACCCCCGGACCACGGGGCCGTACTGCTGATCAAAACAGGCTAACAACAATAAATTTTCTTGTTGTGCCCGTGTAATTCTATCTCTCACGACGCCAACCCCCCGTAACCCCATTTAGCACCCAAGACAACAACCCGGATTGTGCATACCCGGGGAAGTTCTTGTTTATTAGTGATGGCGCCTTCTCCATATTTGCTGCAAGCGTATTCAAAGTGACAATGACGCCAGCATCGCCCAGGTGCTTTATGACAAGTCCAGCAAACAGCCTATACAGGGCGAGGCGCTGCTGTTTTGCCGGCCGCCCACCTGTATATGTGTGGTCTAAGAAGTCGTCTATGCTGGCCAGAGCCTTGACGAGCTGGGCTTTTATTTTGTTGTCTTGTAACCCCTTACCACGGGGACTTCTCTTACACACATCCCTATACGCCTCCTGCATCCCTGCATATAACAGGGACAACTCCTCTGATTGCCCCCGCGCGGTCTTAGAGACAAGCAAAGCACTCGCAGTATCTGCTACCCGCCGGAGGTCCGCAACACTAAGGGTGTCCAGCCCTCTAAGCGTGTCTTGTAACCCCATATCACGTCAATAATTCAATTGCTCTATTAGCATCCGATACCGTCAACCCATATTTTTTATTTGTTCTGACTAACCTGGGGATCTGCTCGGGTAGGAAATCACTGTCATCGTCCAATATAACGTACCTGTAGTCACTCCAACTGCCCCGCCCCCAGACCTCTTGCAAATAGGACAATACCTCCCTCCCGCGGCTTTCAGTGCTGCCCGGCGTCACACCAACCACCCGACTACGGCGGAGCCCAGCCACCTTTAGAAGCCATTTCAGTTCTTCTACATCATGCAAAAACCGCCAATTGCTACTAATTACTATACGGGCTCCCGTTGCAAGACAAGCGCCCTCCACCAGCAACACCTTACTAGGGTCAAGTTGTACCCCGCGCTGGATATCATAGGTGCTGTTCAATACACCGTCTATGTCTAGGAATAGCAACTTGCTATTCATGTGCTGCCACCGATTTCGTCAGTATGATTCTCCCATTCTCGTCCACCACCTGTAATATGTCTAGACCAACGTTACCATCCCGCCTGCGCATAAAAAGGTTACCACCCACACGGCCAACCGGCTGATAGCCGAGGTCGGCCAGCCGTTCGCAGACCGCCCGCTGCGTCTTTGATGGTCTAACCATTACCATTGTTCTGGTTGATGTTAAGTTCCCGGCTGGCTACTTTAACCCGCGCCGGGGACGGGTTACGGGGTGTCCCTCCGTAGCCTCAGGCCCCTTGTGCGGACTCCCCTCGGGGTAGGGTAGACAGCATTAGCGCCGCACTCGCCATTACTTCAGTCCAAAATAAGCAGAATCCGGTAATTCTCCCCTTGCACCTAATTCCACCAAGCATGCCATCAAACAACGTGCCTTGCTGGTCCTAAAATAAACATACGTGGTATGCAGGGCAGCAAAGCAAAAAACGCAATAAGCTATTGCTGTACCCAACCCACGGGGCGCAGCCATCAAGAGAATAAGGGGAACAGCCGCCATAAGGGGCGCGACATAAGAAAGCCAACGCTCTGTATTGCTAAGGCTGTTGAGGGTTTTGACACAAACAGCATTGCGCCGAAAAACAACTGGGCGTACCAGCCAATTGAGGACATACTCAAACCTAGTACTGGTAGGCACCGTCCACCACACTATTTCTTTGTTGTCTGCCATCATATTCTCCAGCAAAACCAATAGCTTATATATTACACTAAGCTAGCCACCATTACAACACCCGCATATTACATCAACAAACACAAACCCACCCGGTATATATTCTATAGGTTGACCCCCAACCATAAAAACTCGGCGCCCGGTACTGCGTGACAGGGGAGCATAGGTACCAGCCCTAGGCATGGCTCAAAACTGCTACCAGACGGGGTGCAACTCCCATAACGATCTGGCGGTGGGCCGTAAGCGCGAGCCGGGGGTATCAACATAATGGTTGGTACAGAGCGCTTCCTCTATGCGGTGGCCCCTCCCTACCCTCATGTGTGGGGGTAGGGGGGCCTTCTTACGGTAGCCCATAATTCAAGGATTGTAGAGGTGTTGTTATTATATTCATGTGTAGAGGTTGAATTATGCTATCCCTGCTGTGTAGAGGTTGAATTATGCTATCCCTGCTGTGTAGAGGTTGAATTATGCTATCCCTGCTGTGTAGAGGTTTTATGAGAATACACGACAATGCACCCCATTGGTGTATACAATGGGGTGTGTATGGCATCGGCAGTTTGTTGTTACGTGTCGTACTTGTACGACACGGGGTTCCCTGCTTTAGCCATACTTTCCAACATCCGTCTACTCCCAGGCGTTCTCTTGCCATTGCGTTTCGCCCACTGCAGCATAGTCCCCATGTCGAACCTAATGTTGTGGCGGTCATCGCCGGGGATGATTATGCAGGGTAGCGGGTCGTCCGTTCTGTGGCGCCAATTCCATATGGTCATCTGTTTCACACCAAAGAGGCGACAGACACCACTGGTGGTCAACAGGTTATTGAGTATGACGGTTGTGTTTGGTTTGTTCCCAGTTTGTGTTTGCATGCATTATATATACCATGCTTTTTAATACCTGTCTACAGTCTCTTATGTAAATCATAATTATGGTAGAGTGGTGGGGAATAAGGGTTTGGTGTTTATTTGGGTTATCACATGGCACGGAAAAGGCTGGAAAAATCCCCCAAGCGGCAACAGGCTGTTGATGCATTGCGGCATAAACGGGAGTTGCGGCAGGGGGGAGGGTCGGTGCTGAGTTACCGGTACAAGCACCTTATGACGAAAAACCCGGAGGTAGACCCGGATGCCGTACCACCGCATGTCCCTAGTAGTCGGGAGCCGGTTATTGTGGACCCGGTGGTGCGGGAGGCTATTGTTGAAAAAATACGCCAGGGTAATTACATCCGCACCGCCGCTGCTTATGCCGGCATTAGCTACAATGCGTTGATGGGCGCTTTGGCCAAGGGGCGGGATGGCAAGGACTTGTTGTACTACAATTTTTGGAACGAGGTGCAGCAGGCGGAGGCGGAGGCGGAGGTCAACCGACTGGAGCAGGTTAGTGAGCATGCCAAGGAGGATTGGCGTGCTGGTATGGAGATATTGGCTCGGCGGTGGCCTGAGCGGTGGGCGAAGAGGGAGCACCACCGGCATGAGGTAAGTGGGTCGGTGGACCACAACCTGCGCAATAACTTTGCTGCGCGTATTTTGGCTGATCCTGTAAGCCGGGATTTGGCGCGGCGTTTATTGACCCGGCAACAGGGGGAGGGAGAGGGGGAGGAGGTTATAGAGGGTGAGTGGTCAGAGTCTGAAGATAGAGGAACCTGAAGCCGGTAATGTCGCGCAGTTACGCCGGGAGGATTTGGCGTATGCGATGCCAGGGGCTTGGGCAAACTATGCCAGTGAGGGGCAGTGGCAGTATGCCCGTCATTTGTCGCTAATTGAGGATAAGCTGTTGGATGTCGCGGCCGGACGCATTAAGCGGCTGGTCATAAACATGCCCCCGCAGAATGGGAAAAGTCAGTTTGTCAGTCAGTACTTTACAAGCTGGTACTTGGGGAGGAACCCAAACAAGCGGGTTATTTTGACCAGCTATGAGGCAGATTTTGCTGCCAGTTGGGGGAGGAGGAGTCGGGATGCACTGGAGCAGTATGGGGAGGTTGTCTTTGGGGAAAAGGTCAGTCAGGCCAGCGCGGCTGCCAGTCTCTGGTCCCTGCAGGGGTCAAGGGATGGGTACATGGCGACGGCTGGTGCTGGCGGCCCCATTACGGGTAAGGGGGCGGACTTGATTATTATTGATGACCCCATTAAGAATCAGCAGGAGGCGTTGTCTGCGGCACACAACGCGAAGCTGGTGGAGTGGTACCGCAGTACGGTTATTAACCGCCTGTCGCCGGATGGGGCAATTATCGTCATCATGACCCGCTGGGCGTATGATGACCTGACGGGGTGGTTGTTGCGGGAGGGGGCTAAGGTGGCTACAGCCGGACGGCGCTGGCATACGGTTGTGTTGCCGGCGGTGGCGGTGGCGGAGGGTGAGTGTGACCCGTTGGGGAGGGTGGCGGGGGAGGCGCTGTGGCCGGAGAGGTACAGTTTGGAATGGCTCCAGGAACAGCGGGCTTGGGTAGGCAGTTATTGGTGGAATAGTCAGTACCAGCAAAACCCGGCGCCGCGCGGCGGTGATATGGTACAAATGTCGTGGTTCCGCCGCTACCGCGTTGCGCCGGAGCGCAGGAATGCCAGTATGGTTGTGTTGTCGCTGGACACGGCGCAGAAGGGGGCGGAGGTCAATGCCTACACGGTTATTGGTGTGTGGTTGATTTATAATGAGCATTACTATTTGGTGGATGTGATCAGGGACCGTTACACACACCCGAGGTTGCTGCAGATAACAAAGAATCTAATCTCGACGTGGCGCCCACATGTTGTGCTGGTGGAGGACAAGGGTAGTGGTATCTCCCTGGCCCAACACCTGGAGGATGATGGCAAGCCGGTTAAGCGTGTAGAGCCTACGGTTGATAAGGTAATACGGTTTAGCAATGAGTCACCGGCCATAGAGGCGGGCAACGTGTATTTGCCAGAGGAGGGGACGGCGCCCTGGTTGTTTGAGTATGAGCAGGAGGTTCAGTCTTTCCCGAACTCCATTTTTATGGACCAAATTGATATGACCAGCCAATTCCTTGCCTGGGCGCGAGAGAGAAGCTCTGGTGTTGAGATGTTTTGATGTGCGATACTATGGGTGTGTGATTGAATTTGAATTGAAATTACGCGAGTATTTGAGTCGTTTTCGTTTTGCTAGCCATAGCGCCTCGCGTGCGCGTGCGCGTGAGGGGAGCCGTTGGGGGTGCTGTGAGAGGTGAGAGATGTTTGAAAGGGTAAAAAACTTCTTTGGTGGAGAGAAACAACAGATAGCCCCAGGGGTGACATCCGCTGGTTTGTTTGGCACCTCCTCCCGCCCGCCCCGCAGGGGCACGACAGAGCTTATCTCGGTGTACAACGATAGCCCCTGGTTGCGAGCGGTAGTTCACAAGGTTGGCCAGGGTGTTGCTGAGACCCAGTGGCGGCTGTTCGTTGCCCGCACTGGTGGCGGGAAGGCGATGCGGTATGTTGGCGCTCAACGGGCGCCCCGCACGGCACGCCGGCAGATGTTGGAGTCTGTGGTGCGGCGTCCCACAGTGGATATTGATGTGGTGCAGGAGGTGGTAGACCACCCGCTGCTGGATTTGTTGTCCATGGGGAATGGGGAGCTTTTGGGCTACTCCGCACTCCAGGTCACACAGGTACATTTGGATCTTGCAGGCGAGGCTTTTTGGGTGAAGGAGCGTAACGCTGCTGGCATGCCAGTTGCATTCTGGCCAATACCGCCGGATTGGGTCAGAGAGTTGCCAACGCGGGATAACCCGTTTTACCGCATTAGCGCCTCTGCTGGTACGCTGACCAATGTTGAGGTGCCTGTGACGGAGGTTTTGTATTTCCGCGACCCGAATCCCTCCAACCCCTACGGTCGTGGTAGTGGTGCTGCTCGGGCGTTGGCGGATGAGATTGAAATTGATGAGTTTGCTGCCAAGCACCTTAAGTCCTTCTTTTTCAACCGCGCGCGTCCAGACGTTATCATTAGTGGCGAGAATATAAGCCGGGAGGATGCAAAGCGGTTGGAGCTGCAGTGGCGGGAGCAGCACCAGGGGTTTTGGAATGCCTTTAAGCCCTTGTTTTTTAGCCGCAGTATTGATGTGAGCCCGTTGTCGCAATCATTCGAGTCCATGCAAATGGTGGAATTGCGCAAGCAGGAGCGGGATGCTTTTATCAACGTCTTTGGCGTACCGCCGGAGAAACTGGGTGTGATTGGGGAATCGAAGCGCAGCACTATTGCCGCCGCTGACTTCTTCTGGACGAAAGACATTATTGTCCCACGGGTAGAGATGCTGCGTAACTTCCTGCAGTGGAAGTTGGTGCCTGATTTTGACGCCCGCCTCATCCTGGATTATGACACGCCCATTGTGCAGGATGAGGAATTTGAGCTGCAGTCCATGCGAGCTGCCCCTTGGGCTTATACGGTGAATGAGTGGCGTAACCAGGCGAACCGGCCGGCTGTTGAGAATGGTGACCGACACCTGTTGCCGCTTAACCAGATGCTGGTGGATATTGCTGCTGGTGAGAATGTGGATAACAGCAACCAGGGTAATGACCCGGCGGACAGTGAGGTTGTGGATGGTGAGGGAGAGGCAGAGGCAGAGCGTGCGGGAGAGGTAGGGGAGTTTGATGTAAAGACACTGGTGCAAACAGTGTTGCCCACGGTCCGAGCCCGTTTTTTGGACCACGTGAAAAACAGCCGCCGGGCTAATAGTGGCGCCGGCGGCTGAACCGCGCCCGGTGTTGGACTGGCGGGGTGCCAGCGCGGTTTTTGGGCCGCTCGGGCTAAGCTCCGCTGCCCTCTCTGCCCTTCTCCCCCCACCCCACCCCTAGGGGTAGGGTAGGGGTAGCCAATGGGGTTAAGCACGTGAGCTTTGTCGATTTATACCGACACGGCAAAGCGCCACATTTTTACCGACCAATAAAAGGGCCAGAAGGCGCCGCATCCCAAACTGCGCACAAGTTGTGCCTGCTCCTCCGACGGGTAGGTGCCTAGCGGGTGTCTACCCTCTTCCAGCACCCACGCGGCGCCAAAGGTGTAGATGGAGCCAAGTATGTAGCCAATGGCCAATGCCTTTGTCATGTGTCGCCCCTCCCGCTCAGTACAACACGCTGTACCCGCGCCCTTGCAGGCATTGGCGTACTATCTCCCGCTGCTTATCCCACTGTCCGGCCGTGCCGCCGGCGCCGCCGGCCACACCGCCATACCCAGCACCAAGGCTCGCGCCAAATCCCGCGTCCCCTACTATTGCCCCGGTTATTGCCCCGGCTAATGCCCCAAGCGCGGCTCCGGCCACAGCTCCGCCCGCTGCCCCTGCGCCTACATTAGTATGACTGGCTGCAATTGCTTTGCACTCACGCAAGTCCTCCGCGTACTGCGCCGGCTCCACAACCGCTGCCGGGTCTACTACCGGGGTATAGGCTACGCTATCACCATACCCGCATGGCGGTACCGTTTTGGTGCCGTCCTCGCTGACAGCGAAAGCGTTGTGCAGACATCCACCATCCGCCACCCGTTGCGGGCCGCCGCAGGCGTAGAGCGAGATTGTTAATGCCAGTAACAGGTATTTCATGGTTGCTACCTCCGCGTGGTTTTAGCTCCCCAGGAGCGGCTCCAAGGTTACCGTGTCTGCGTCCATGCTGATCACTCCCCGTCCGCTACCGTACTGGACCAAAGAACGAGACGACGTTTCTACCCCACGGCTCATCGTCCGTCAGGCAAACAAATCGCTGCCTGCCACCGTAAAGCTTGCTATGGCAGACGCTGCACGGTGACGAGGTGAATTTTAGGTAATCATCCCCGTCATCCTCCCCCCAGTCCGGGTATATGCAACCCCCAAGCCGTTGTACCTCTTTTCCGATTTTCTCTGCCTTTTCTGCGTCCTCTTCTGTGTGGCCCCCGCCACAATCGGCTCCAAACACCAGGTGGATTACACAGTCCATGCATATCCACAACACGTGCTGCGTTGACATTGCTCTGCCCTCCTATAATTTCCCCGCTTCTGCCAAGGAATATGTTTTTGTCCCGCCCACTATAATGTGGTCGAGCACCCGCACATCAACTTGGGCAAGGGTCTCCCTTGCCTGCATTGTAAACCGTATATCCTCCTTGCTGGGCGTCTCGTCCCCGCTGGGGTGGTTGTGTGCGAGGATAACCGCCCCCGCGTTTTGCTCTATGGCACGCCGGACTACGGCGCGCATGGGTATATCGCAGTGGTTGATTGTACCCCTGTAGAGCACCTCAAACCCAAGTAACCGGTGGCGGTTGTCCAGCCACATACAGCCGAACACCTCCTCCGGTTCCTGTGCAATGTTGAGGGTTACCAGTTTTTTGCTGTCTTCCGCTGTGGAGATAAACTTGCGGTCGGTATTGGTGCCCAACCGCGACTCCAATATACGGATTGCCTCCGCAACCACCGCGTCCTCGCGGGAGCGTCTGTTCTCGTCCCCGGCTGAGGGGGTATAGTCGGGGCTGTCCTCGTCCTTGGTGGTGTGGTCGGTTTTCCGCTTTGCCATTGCAGCACCTCCGTTATGGTAGTTATGATTGTAAAGCCCGTGATATGGTGTTGGGTGTTAGTGGTGCTTTATGGGGAAGTCGGTGTTTTTGGCGCTGGACATTGGCAGTCCTTGCCGCGCCCGCTGATTGTTTATATTCGATGTACTGGCGCTTGCCCCCAAGTGTACAACCCAGCCGATAACGAGGGCAATGCTGGACAGGGTTATAAACAGCCACCCAACGAAATCGTTGAACGAGAGACACAAGTAGCCCAGGGCGCCCAACGCCACGGCCTCTATTGTCTCCGATATGCTATTACTCATACAGCCTCCGGGAATTCATCTCTGGTGTCGTAGACAAAGGATCGTCTGCGGGAGTTTGTCCGCAGGATATTCCACGCATTTATGCATGTGCCTAACACAACTATTTTCTCTTTGTGATGCGACCGGAAGCCAATGCCGGTGGCGCGCATTTTGATCAGCCGCTCTCGCAGCCGGTACAATATATCCTCCTTGGTCAGCATCACACCGGTGTTTAGTTTATCAAAGAACTGGTTTGCCTCTCCTTGGCTTTGTCGGGAGAAGATGTAATGCAGGAATCCACCTGCTGCTGGCGGCATGAAGTCTTTGGTTTGCATACCCACCCGTATGCTCTCCCGTATGCCACCCTCCTGCTCCAGCAAGTCCTCCAGATCTTGTGGAGTAACCACGGCGTTTACATTAAGCAGCTCCCGCATTGCTCCACACCGGTAGCAAAACAGCATGCGTAATGCTGACGCTAGGTTGTTGGCGTTTTTCTCGCCGCGCATGCCCAGGATAGCGCCGTTTGACCGTACGGCGTTGCGGTCTATGCTGTCAAAAGCCTCCGGTGTCACTCCCCATACCACCAGGGCCTTGATGCTTTTGCCGGTTTTGATGACGGCCCGCAGTCTGTGCTGACCGTCGATTAGGTGACCTGTGCGATCAAACTTGATTGTGTCGCCCGTCAGCCTCCATTGGTTCTGTAATATTGCCCGCTCCAGTTTGGCCATCGCCCTAGGGTTTAGCCGGCGGTTTGTTGGCAAGTTCTGCTCCAGCCATTGGGCTGCCAATGCTGGGGTGATTGTCCTGACCTGTGTTTTTAGGTCGTTTTCTATACTATCCTTTAGCAGTTGTGTCATCATACTCATTTTGTCCTCCTGCTTTGCATGACATATTCAAATGCCGCACTGCGTGGCTTTCCGTGGGCACCCCACTGTTATACGCCTCAGCACGGCGTAGCCACCACGCAGATTCCTGTGTGTTATGTTCCGTCTCCCGCGCCCTCCTCTTGCAGTATGCCTCCAGGGTTATTACAAGCCCTTGCTTTATCATCAAACCCCCAGCGATTCGCCGTGTGTGGTGTATTGGCCTACATATGTATATACCTACACCGTGCGGCATGCAAGCTAGTGGGCTGATGTTATTAGTGTTTTACTTGATTAATTTCTGTGTCAAATGTGGCCAGCTCTTGCTGGAGTGTTGGGATCAGTAACGATAAACCAGCCTCGGAGAAGCGCATTTTTAGTGCTTGGTATGCGACTGCGATTGCATCTTTGATCGGGGGGCGGTTTGTCGTGTCGTTCAGGAAGGCCAACTCTTGGGAAGTAAGCGCCCCTGCGTGCTGTCCCATCGTTGCCCTCACTACTGCGGGCATTGTGTGTGTCAGCATCGAAAACACTACCACCATTTTCCTGATGTCGTTGTCACAAAGCCCCCGCACTATATCAAATACAGTGGCACAGATCAGCAGCTCCTTGCCAGTAATGCAAACAACTTGTTTGTACACTTTCTCCTCCTCTTCCATGCCCGCTCTCCTGACGTTATATGTAGCGCGCGGCTACCGGATCACGCTTGCTGTGGGCTCGTCGCTGGATTTCCTCCGTGATGTTGGCCAGCTCTATTTCCACCGGCACACGGTCCTTCTTTTGCAGCCTGGATTTGCCCGACTTGGATAATGCTGCAGATATTTTCCTTGCCCTACGGACAAGCGCCGCTGTTTTGCCTTTCATTCGAATCCTCCTGCGGCAAGGCGGTACTGGTCGCCTTGCAGTAAGTATAGCTGGCCTCGGCCGGTGCCGAGGCCAACGCCAAACGATTTGTGGCAGTCCTCACACATCACGGCCCAGGGGCCGTGATGTGTGCGGCCATCGACCAGGATCGATGTGCACACTCTGTGACATAAATCACAGGTTGTGCACCCCATCCACACTGTGCCGGTTTTCATAGTTGCAACTCCTCCACGCGGCACGGCTTGAAATACATGTCGCGCTCTATGGGCAGTCCTAACGGGCCTCGGGACTGTTCCAGCTCCCGGAGTGAGAAGTACCCCCACTCGCGCTCCAGCCCATGGACCCAGCCAAAAAACACCCAGCCACCCTCGGACTCCTCTCCCTCGACCACGTACCAAGTCCAGTTGTTATCGGGGGTGAAGAATTTGCACCGCACAATCTTGTCCCTTGCTGGTGTGCCTTCTGTGGCAAGGAGCTTAGGCAAGCGCTTGATGATTTCTTTGGTTAAGAGTTTCATATGTTACCTCCTAGACGCAAGACCAAACCAATTCCCACTCGTCGTCCGTGCTGTCACGGCAGTAAAGCGACACATTCCCGTGGTCGTTGCAAAACACCGCCTCCGTGTGTCGTTCGACCTCGTCTAAATCTGATGGGTCGTTGACCGTCGCCACCTCACCGTCGGCGACAGCGCGTTGCAGCATATCCATGTTGGGCCAGAAACCATAGTCGCTCAGGTCTCCTTCATGCGGACCAAAGTAGCAGTAGGGAGGGGCCATGTTGTTGAGCGCGTCCATTAACTGCTCCAACAACTCCTCTCCCTGGCCGTTATCCCATCCATGCGTAAGGTACTGGTCGGCGGTATCGATCAGCAGCTCGACTGCGTCCCTGTCTTGTTTGTCCAGCATGCTCTTGTAGTGGTATTTTATCTCCGTTCCAAAAGCATCTATTAGCTCCTCTGTGAGCTGCGTCCCACGCGATACTAAACCAATGTTTGGGTGATACATTGCACACCTCCAGTTACTTGGTCATATGTAGCACTTGCTCAAGGGCGTCCCGCCTTGTGTTCCATATTCCTGCGTAGCACAGGAGTGCCCCGTCTTGTGTGCGCCGGATTTCGGCTGCCCACTCTCTGGCGGCTATTTTTTTTATTTGCCCGAACCGCCCGTCCGGCAAGCTAACCCTGTAGCATCCTCGGTAATGCCGTCTCAGTATTGCCATGTTTCACCTCCTTGCCGCATGGTGTACATTATACATAAATATACACCATGCGGCAACCCAACCTCAAAGCACAGCAAGCCCAGCTCCGGCCGCCGCAATGCGGGCCGGGGCGCTATAGCGCCCGGCAAAGCTTTTTGCCCGAGCACGCAGCTCCTTGTCCGTAGGTACATATTGCTCCGGGTCCACCACCTCAACGTTGGAGGAGGCCGTCCATACTACGTGTGCATGGCGCTCCACCACGTAGGTGGTCCCGTCACGGCGGCTCCGCACCACCTGCTCCTTCTCGTCGTCCGTGGCGATGCCGATGCGGGTTACCCGCTGCCCGTAGGGACCGTAGTTTTTCTCCCCCACCCAAATCACCACGCCCTCTGTGCCGTGGGGTACCTTGCGGCCATACACTACCCGTACCCGTTTGCCCTTTTCGGGCCACTTGGCAGCCGCCTCAGCCTGCATTTTTAGCTGGGCAAACCCATATTTGACCAGCCAGCGGTCGGCCTTCTTCTTGACCGCCTCAGTGGCGTCTATGGTGGCGCCTACGCGGTAGCATGAGCAGTGGGTTGAGGCATAATCAACCGTTTTTATTTTCTTCTCTTTGCTGTCCCACACGACAGCATAAAAATCGCTGTCGTCGTGGTAATTGCGCTCGCGTGTCTCAAGCACGCAACCCTCGTACCGGTACAGCCATCCCACAGTCGGGGCCTCTCCTTGCCTGAGACTGCTCTCCGGCTTGTCCAGTAAGACAAGCCGGCTATCTGGGGTGGTCTGTACTGCCCGCTGCGGCCACCCGTCATCCAAGTCTCTCTTAAAAAGCCAGTTTACTATGGCCATGATTCACCTCCATCATTGTGTTATACCCGGATGAGGTCTGCGCCTTTGTCCAGGTATTTTTTCACCTCCCACAGGGTCAGGTAACGCTTACGCTCTTTACGCTGCCCAGTAATCAAATAAAACAATGGGTATTGTCCGAGGGTGTACGTAAAGATGGTGGTATGTGCCATGTATCACCTCCTACGTTGTCTGCCTATATATTATAGCAAAAACACAAGCAATCGCCAATACCTGTTTAGGCGCCGACGCGCGCGGTATCCACTATCCAAACAGTGGTGTCGGCGCCTGGAGGAATGCTTCCGGGTTGCCGCACCAGCTCTTGCTTGTGCGGCACTCAACTATTGCTAGCGCTGTTGCCTCACCCTGGACAGTGATGTAGTAGGCGTAGTCGGCGCCAAGGTCTTGTGGGGATTTGGTTGGGTTCGCCAGGTACACACCCCCCTCCATGCTCTCGGCCTTAAACGCCACCACCATGTGGGCGGCCAGCTCCCACAAGCCATTAGAGACCTTGATTCCTGCTCCGTTGAGCGGTATGCCGTTGACAATACGGCGTCCCCGCAGGAAATCCACCAACTCCGCACCATGCCCCTCCGGGTACCCGTCATACAATACGAGCATGGCTACAACAGCTTCTTGTCTTTCGTCAAGTACGTAAGTCACGCTGCGCGTTCCCATAGTCGTGTTCTCCTGTTTACTCGCACTGGTACCGGTTTGTGTAGGTGAGCCTACACTTACAGTATCGGCATAGGTAGATGTACCCATCCATTATGCGGTTGTGCCTGATTTTTGTTACTTTATGCGTCCTGCACTGGCACGCATACAGAAACCTCTTATACTTTTTCCGGTGGTTTTGCGTGTTGTAGTTGTGCGTACGCCTCGGCGTCACGCCCATCGCCAACATGGCTTCCTGCCAATGCGGTCCATGTGGCTGCGTGTGTGTATCAAGGCAAACCCACCAGTAATATCCCACAGCGCAATGCGCTACCTCATGGGGGATGGTGCTGGTTAAAAACCCCGCTGTGTTTTCCTGCATCAGCCCCAGGTTGAGGCGGATGTAAAGATGCAGTGGGTCGTGGTTAGTGCAGGCGGTCCCTGCTGTGCGGCCCCATAAATTGAAAAATACATCGACATCCGGCATTGGCTCAAACTCTTTTGTATGCTCTCGCGCAGCATAAAAGCTACGCAACAACTCGACTGATTCTTCTGCCTTTTGTGTCGCTGCCTTCTGCAAATCCTCGGTGGTCATCATCACACACCTCCTTCAGTCGGGCTTTGTTTTACGTGTATATTATACCAAAACTATAAGACTCGCGTAATAGCCTATTGCGCATATAGCAGGAATAAAAAAGGCCCGGCGTGGAGCCGGGCCAACCACTCAATGGTTGAGTGGGGAGGTGTTCTGGTCAATTGCCCAGGCGTTAGCCTAACCTACTTCTGTGTGTGGCTCTCCTTGTCGCCTCCGCTTTCTACCATGATGTAGTCCGTCTTTTTGCGGTTGAACCCGTCACTGCTGTGGACCATCCACTTTCCGGGTTTGTCCAGGACGAGCACATCCTCTGTGCTGTCATACGGCCGCGTGGCCCACGTGCCGGAGGCCATGTGCTTCGCACAGTGCTTCCCGCGCGAGCAGTGAGAGAAGCGGCCAGTGAAATATGTGAGCCCATCATTGCGGGTTTCGATTGTTCCTGCTGTGGACATGTTTCCTCCTTTGCCCCCAAGGGGTGTTGGTCGTGGTCAGTCGATCAGCATTGCGTCAGCTCGTCGAGCTCGACTACGATGCGGATCCCTTTCTCGGCGTTGTAGCGGACGCCGTGGAGGGCCGGCGGGCAGACCTCGTCGTCCCATTCGTCGACGATCAGCTCTCCGGCCGTGGACAAGCCGACGCGGAGGTACCCGTCGGGCCCGTACGCGAGGCCCTCCTGGGCGGCGCCTAAGGAGTAGATGGCCCGCCCGGGGCCGTAGCTCTCGAAATGGTACGGTGCCGTGACGGCTACATCGTCACGGATCAGGACTTTCGCTTCTTCGTTTTTCACGCCTATCTCCTTTGCCCCGAGGGGTGGTTGAGTGGGCTACTACGCGCCGGCGCTCATGACAGGTACCCGCCGGCGAACCCGCGCTCCGGGTCGCCATACAGGTCCACGAGATGCGCGGACCCATAGTGGGCCAAGAATGCCCGGACCTGCTCAGGGCTGCCCGAGCAGGTGTATTTGCGCCGCCCGTCCGGGCATGGGAGCGGCCCGCTAATGTAGCCGATACCCGCGCGCGTGGCCGCCTCCGGCAGCTCGGGGTGGGGCGGCTCGCGGCGCATGTCCGCGACCTCCACCCCGGGCGCGAGCATGATCACTGGCGCTGCGCGCAGCGCTGCCGTCGTGGCCTTGACATCGGCCAACACGGCATCGACCGGTCGCTGTTGAAATGCGGCTCGCGACCCGGCGCGCCAGCGCATCAGCTCGTCCGGGTCGACACCGGGGCACTCGCCCCGGTAGGCGGCGCCGAGGCAGTGGTCGGCAGCGGCGGTGAGCACGATATCATGCGGGATCTGGCGCCAGTAATCCTCCGTGCCACCGGCCTCGTCGCCATGTGTTTCCCACACCCACCATTCGCCATCCGCGCCGCGCGCGAATAGGTCGTCGATATCAAGTCCTGGCGACCCGAACTTGCACAGCTCCTCATGGAGCTGCTCCCACCAATCGGAGTCGCGGCAACTGATCCGACGACCGTCGTAGGGCTCAATTTCAGCGAAGTTCTGGCATCCACCATCTGCCAGGCGCCATCCTATATGCGGCCATGTATCCGGTAGGACGCCCCGCCGCGCCAGCTCGGCGATCACCTGTCCGATCGATGACGCCAGCAGGAACTCCGCCGGCGGGCGTCCGTAGCCCGGGTCGCCTGGCCGGTGGTGGTCGATGTGCCGGTCCATATCCGTGCCGCGCGTGAATAGGTCATCGAGGTCGAGCCCTGGCGACCCTGCAATCGGCGGCCGGCAGCACTCGACTGTCCAGGCGCCATCGGGGGCAGTCGCCTCATAGGCGTTGCCCGGATGGACTCGCTTACCGTCCACCATCGCGTACCGCACGGTCTGTCCGGCCGCGCGGAGCAGGTCGCCCGTCACTTCCATCTCGGTGTCACTCGCCCCGAGGTACCATAGGTCTTCGTCGCTCATGTCAAATGCCTCCTACTCTTTCATGTGATGAAATCAGTATGGGCAGCTGCTCGCCATAGCGTCGCGCAGGTCAGCGCCGCAGGTCAGCACCGCGCAGGTCAGCGCCGCTCAGGACGGCATCGCGCAGGTCGGTATATCTGAGGATGGCATATCTGAGGTCGGCATCGCTCAGGTCGGTATATCTGAGGTCGGCATCGCTCAGGTCGGTATATCTGAGGATGGCATCGCTCAGGTCGGCATATCTGAGGATGGCACCGCGCAGGTCGGCACGGCGCAGATCGGCACCGCGCAGATCGGCACCGCGCAGATCGGCACTGCGCAGGGCGGCACCGCGCAGGGTGGCATCTCTCAGGACGGCATAGCGCAGGACGGCACCGCGCAGATCGGCACTGCGCAGGACGGCACCGCGCAGGTCGGCATCACTCAGGATGGCACTGCGCAGGTCGGCACCGCGCAGGTCATACCCCACCACCACCAGCCGCTCGCCGCCTTCGTCGCACCGTAGCCATTTTCCGTGGGCTTCGATCCTGGCGTGCAGGTCAGCGTCTGTGATTTGCTGCTCCGCATACATCGCGGCTACTAGATGTTTATGG